CGGACGCACCCTGCGAACGAATGGCGTCGTCCCGAACTGGCTTGGTGCACACGGTGCACGCTGCACCCGTTGGGTCGTTCGGGTCGCGGGCCGGTGCGGCAGGTGCAGGCGCGGCCGGCGGCTGCGCTGTCGTTACCGCTGCGGCCGGAGGCAAGCACTCATTGTGGCGCCAGCCCTCGGGAGCCTTGTTCCACGTGGCCACATCGTTGACCGGTTGCCCGCAATAGACGCACATCGGCATGGGCTTCGGTCCGCCCACCACGGCCGGCGCGGTTTCCGCGGGGTGCGATGGGGGGGCCTTGCGCTGGCGTGGCGCGCTCTCTGGCTTGGACTTGGCCTCGGCTGCGGCTTGCAGCAAATCAGCACCTGCTGGTGCAGCGGCTGGCTCTTGTGGGGCCGCCTGCGGGGCCGGCGCGGCCGGTGCCGGTACGTTCGCCTGGGGCTGAGGCGGCACCACGGCAGTAGCCGTGGCGGGCTGCGCGTGCTGGACGGCAACTGCCTGCGGCGGCGCGGCGGCGCCATTACCAGCGACATGTACCCCACCGGGTTCAGCGTGCACCACGGCCGGCGCTGGCGGCTGCCTGGCGGCAATGACCTTGCGCTGCGACTGCGAGCGTAGAGCCAGTGCGTCCTTTTCTTCCTTGCTGATGCGCCCCTCGGCAGCGTCTTGCTTGATGTCCTCTATGCACTGCTCGAGCCGCTGCAGAGTCGTGCACCCGTCGAGTTCCTCGGCGCGTGCGCTGTACGCGGTGGCCGTGGGCACACCAAGCATTCCGCCATGTGCCTCATCCATCTCATCGTCGGTATACAACCCGCTGAGGTCCTCGGGGAACGCCTTGCGGCACGCCAAGGCCTCGGCGCACTTGGCAATCATGACGTCCGGCCGCTGTTGCCATTGGCTGTTGTTGCCGTCGGCATAGGCCCCATACCGCGCCACGGCCCAGAGAGGCTCACGGAAGCCAGCCCGCAGGACGCCAACCTTGGCCGCGGCCGGGGGCTTGGTGCTCAGCCACACGTCCACCCAGGCGCCGCTCTCGTCGCACCAAAAGGGCCCCAACTGCCCCTCGTACTTGCCCGTGCGCTCGGCGAGCACTCGGAAGCCATCGATGCTCGTCTGGTGCGCCACCACCGGGCCGTACTTGGTATTGCGCTTGATGGCGTAGATCTGCTTGCGGAACGGGTCGAGCTTGCTGCGCTTGCACACCTCGAGGAAGAACCCGAGCTCGTCGTTGGTGAGGTCCTTGGCAATGGTGCGCTTGATGATGGCCACCTGCTCGGCGCTGAAGTCCACGCGGATGGCGAGCGGCGCCACCGTGGTGGCAAGGGCTTGTCGGGCGTCGTGCTTGTGCGTGTCGTTCATGGCTTCTCCCAAGGCAGTGGTCCCAAACGCTTTACGCCAGGCTCGAGGCCCGGCCACTCGCCGTAGGTGAGTGCGCTTACCAGTGCGGCTTTCGCGCGCCGCATCTGCTCGCGCCCGTATTCTACCAGCACTGAGTCCAGTTCGTAGACCTGGTGGAGGTAGGGGGGCGTTTTCTCAATGGCCACGAACAGGAAGCGCGCGGGCGGGCGCCCCACGGCCTCCGCCCCATCGCGGTAGTGCGCCTCTTGCCGGTGGTAGTTGTACTCGGCGCGCGCGCGGCTCCACGGGTACTCGCGGCAGTCCGCGCACGTTTTGAGATCGAGCACCACCGTCTCATCGAGCAGCGCCCCGCCGTCCACGAGCAGGTCCGGCCGGCTCTTGCAAAGCAGACCGCTCTCGCCGCACTCCCACACGCACGTGCCCTCTGCATAATAGCCATCGCGGCCGTCCCAAAGCGCCCGCAGGTACGGCCCTACGTCCGGGCTGCGATACAGCGCCTCGCGCATGCCCTGGACGGTGGCTAGGTCCTTGGCGCTCACCCATGTGGCCCCGCGGTGCTCAGCACGCCAGGCGTCGCGCCGCCGCTTGTTCTCGGCCCCCTGCTCCTTCGTGGTGCCGCTGTCGTCGTGCTTCATGCAGCGGCCAAAGTCGGGCTCGGCCACGTACTTGGTGGCAAAAACATCGGGCTGCAGCGTGAAGCAGTGGGCGAGGCTGCCGAAGGCCAGTGCCTTGCTTTCGAGCTCGGTGCCCTCGCCAGCCACCCACGCGCGGTATGTGGCGAGGCTCTCGATCACCTTGTCGGCGGCGCCCTTGCTGACAACCCCTAGAATGCGCTGATGATAAGTGTCCTCGTGCACGCCAAGGTGCAGCCGGCCGGGTGCAAGACTGAGCAGCGATGGCGACGGCGGTTCGGGCCGCGCGAGCTCGTCGGCCAGCTCGCCGGTGGCACGCAGCTGCACGGCGTTCACCGCAGCGCCTCCGCGGCAGCCTTGCCGCTATCGGTGAGTTCCAGGTGCGCCGCGCTGAGCGTGCCGCCGAGCTTGCAGAGCCCGCGCTTGAGCAGGCCCACAATGGCCTCGCTGTAGACGACGGCGTTGAGTCCGCTGTCATCCGCGGGTGGGTCGGCGAGCCACGAGAGCACCTTTCGCTCGAGCGCCGTGAGCCGGATGGTGTGGGCTACCACTTCTGCTTGTTTCGCCATGACCAATAGTCCTTGCCGTACACGGCCTCGATCGCCGCCCGCCTCATATACGTAGTGCTCGAAGTCCTCGTACCTCTCGGTGACGCTGCGCTCGATGCCCTTGGCCAGCAGCTCCAGCAGAGGTCCCCATTCAGGCTTCGCCAGCAGCTTCGGGGCCGCCTCACATTCCGCCTCGCGCCGCGCCATCTCCGCCCGGAGTTCGTCCAGGCTCGCATCCTTGAGGCTCATCGCGGCACCTCGCTCAGCCCCAGCAGAATGGCGACGGTAGAGCCGCACTCGCCGCAGTTTCTGAGCTCCAGGCGCTCCACACCGTCGTCCTGCTCGCCCACGTAGGTCAGCGCGGACCATGCCGCAGCTGAGTACTCACGGCCGCACGCGCAGCGCTTCACCACACGGCCCTCGCAGTACGAGGCCACGTGTCCCTCGAGGCCGTCGATATCCGGCGCCCAGCTGGCGGCATTCACGGCGCCACCGCGGGCAGCGTATCGGCTAGCGAGGCTACGAGCGCCGCCGGCACCGGCTCGAGCACCAAGTCGCACCCGCATCGCGATGCCGCCTCACGCAAACACTCGGCGGCACCTTCGTGCCCGCTCGCCCGCATGGCCTCCCATACGTGGCACGAGCGACACACGGAGGCGAGCCGCTCATTGCGCGGGAAGTCATCGTCCGAGTCCGGCGCGTGGATGCGCAGGGCCTCGATGAAATCGGCGAGTACGCCCGAGGCGTTCGCGTGAAGGCTGTACGCCGGCTGGCCCTCGAGCAGGCAGGGCGTGGCGCGTACGAGGTACGTGGTACTCATGGGCGTTTTCCTCTCTCACCAGGGGCGGTGCGCGTAGGGGGTGGGGCCAGACTTGACCGGGATGACCTTGCGGGCCAGCCAGGCAGGGATGGTGGCGGTGAACTCGCGGCGCGTCTCGGCGCCGTTGTGGAACGTCTCGCCAAGCTCCAGGTTCTCGAAAACGCCCTTTGGCATCCACTGGGCGTCGCCCGTGCTGCCCTGGCACTCACCGAGGTACAGCTGCGCCACGTAGATGGCCTTGGCCGTCTGCTTGCTGGTCACCACCACGCCCGCCACCGCCACCATTGCCGCGCTGTTCATAGGAGACAGTATGTACATAGAACGGTACAAGCGCAAGTGCTTTTTGCGGCATTGCACGCGGCTACCGCCTGGTGTATTGTGCGGTACATGGCGAGACGACAGAAAAACGGCGCCACGGCGCCAACGCGCACCCCAGAGGCGCGCGACGGCGCCACGGCGCCAACGCGCACCCCAGAGGCGCGCGAGCCATTCCACATCCTGCTCAGCGCAGACGACAGAGAGACGCTGGACAGGCTGGCTCGCGGCGAAAACCGGACGCGGGCCGACATGGTGCGCCAGCTCATCGTGCGTGCTGGAGAGGCGGCCGAGTGACCGCCGCGCTCGATTGGCGCACCGCGGCCCGTGTGGCCACGGCCAAGCGCCTCTCAAAGAGCAACCGCGGCTCGGCCGCGCAGGCTTGCGCTGGCCCGCGTGCTGGCCCAAGCCGGCCACCCGGTCAGCCTGGCCGTCATCCACACATGGTCCCGCGGCATGCAGGGTGATGCCTATTTGTGGGCAGCTGGCCGCGTGTACTGGGGCGAGCATGGCAGGCCCGCGCCGTCATGGGTGCTGGCGTGAGTGGCGGCCGCAAGCCTGGGGTGGCCACGGCCGCGCAGCTCGCCGCTGCCGAGGCCGAGGTCGCCATGTTTGGTATCCCGGTCGAGGTGCTGCACGGCCGGTGCTGCGTGGCGGGCGTCTCGATGGTGCGCAGGCTGTACTGCCGCGCGCTTGCCGCACAAGGCGTAGGCTACTGCGCCATCGCGCGCCTGCTGCGGCGCCACCCGAGCAGCATCGCGCAGCTCTGCGAGGCCTCGGGCGTGCTCTGCCCGGTATTCTACGACAAGCGGCCGCTCTACGTGCGGGCGCTCGCCGCGCGCGGGTCACTGGGGAGGCTGTCGCATGCAGCCGAGTGAGGTAGTGCCGGTGGTGGCCGCGCCGTGGTCCTGCCCGCGCTCATGGCTCACCCGCGCCGAGCTGTTTGGCACTGAGGCCGAGCTCATCGCCGGGCGTGAGCGCCTGGTGGCCGAGGCTCGTGAGGTCTACCGAGTGCAGGGTACCGCATCCTCGGCTCGAGCGTACCGCCGCGCCTGCGACGAGGCAGCACTAGCACTTTGCGAATACCGACAACGCAAACGGATGGGAGATATCTGACGATGCCGACACCCATTGACGCGCCCCGGTACCGGGGCAAGACGCAGCAGCAGGTGGCCAAGGTCGAGGCCGCGCGGGCAAAGTTTGCCGAAGAGCTCGTGAAACCGACCACGCGCGAGCGACCCGCGTGGATGACGAACCGGGCGCTTCTGCCGCGCAAGCCACCGCCTTTGCCGAGCAAGCCGTGACCGTCCAAGATCTCCGCCCCATCGAGCACGCGACATGGTGCGACGGCGACGGGAGCGTCGAATGCTGGGCGTGCGGCGGCGAGGGCACCTGGCACGACATCGGCGACGACTGCTACGTGGACTGCGGGGCCTGCGAAGGCACGGGCCGCATCCGGTGTCCGGCGTGTGAGGCGGCGGACAAGGCAGCGGTGCCGCCGTGACATGGTTTGGTGGCAAAGAAGCCGGCGCGCGCGCCACGGCTGCACGCCACGGCAAGCGGCGCCGCGCGCGCGAGGTGGCGGCTCAGGTGGGCGCAGCGCCACTCACTCTGGACGAGCACTACGCCGCGGCCGGTGGCCGGGTCTACTGCGCAGTTTGCAAACTGCCGGTGCCGCGCGAGCAGGCCTCGCTCGAGCACATCGAGCCGCTCGCCGCGGGCGGGGCGCACTCGGCGGCAAACACCGCAGTGAGTCACAAGGCGTGCAACTCGGCCAAGGGCGCGCGCACCGCGCCGCGCCGCAAAGGCCTCCGGCGCACCCCCCTGTGGCGCAAGCCTCGGCCAGTGCCGGAGGGCGCGTGGTGAGCGACGGCCTGTACGGCGTGATGCGGCTCGCGGCCATCGTTGCGTTCCTGTACTGGCTTGCCAGGGAGCCAAGGTCGGGAAAGCGGCACCCTTGGTGGAGACGACCCTGATGGGAGCAATGCTGAGGGAAGCGCAGGAGCTCGCGCTCATTTCGGAGAAATTCGCGGTGTCTCTCGATGGCGGGCTACCAGTAAATGGCACGGTGGGCCCCATGGTCGCCGCGGTGCTGCGGCGCCAATCGACCATGCTGATGCGCCTCGCGGCACTCTGCGAAACGCTATACGCCAAGCTGCCGCTGCCGCCGGAGGAAACGTGAAAGCCTACGGCTGTACCGGCTGCGGCGCCATGTACCAGGACCACCAGCAGGCCGAGGCATGCGCTGCGCGCCACGCCGAGGCCAGCAAGCCTCTCGCCAAGGCACGCCGCACTACCAAGTACGACCACATGGATTCGGAAAAGCCCGTATGGCTCCAGCGGTGGCACGTGCTCACGTCGGGCGAACTATGCACCGGCATCTGCCGCAGTGACGGACACGGCGAGCCATACGAGCCCGCGGGCGTAGTGGAAACTGACGGCGGATGCTACCCGCCCGCGCTGGGCGGCGAGGCCGAACTCATCGCAGAGGCGCCGCGCATGGTGCGAGTGCTGCTCATGTGCGAGTGGCTCAACCTCGAAGGCCTGGCCACCAATGCCTGCCCCGCATGCGATGTGGAGAGGCCGGCGCATGAAAACGACTGCCCGCTGCACCTGAGCCTCATTGCGTGCGGCTTTGCCGACCAGAACGCGCGCGACGTGGCGCGGCTGGCCATCCGCAGCTCAGGGATCTGGCCATGAGCCTCGCCGAGCGAGTCCGCATACGCACGGCCAAGCTGGTGGCCCGCGCCGCCCGCAAGCAAATGCGGGAGGCCGTGCAGATGGCCAGGTACTACATCCGGCACCGAGACTACGGGCGGGCCATCGAGGCGCTCTCGCGCGCCAACGGGCAGCGTGCCACGCCACCGAGGCGCAAGTCGTGATTGTCCGCCTCGCACTGCTTTGGGCTATGCCGCAAACGGAAGTGCTCATCTCGCCGCGTGATGTGGCCACACAAGACTGGCTGCCGCGCCACATGCTCTCAATCGAGGCGCCGCTGGCCAAGGTGCGCGCCGAGTTCCGGCTCACGCTGTTCCGCGCGCAGGATGCCGTGCGGGCTGCGGCCATCTTGAGCCTCAACGCCATTCTCATCCCGGACGGCGTTCCCATTCTGGACGTGACGCGCATGACGGCCGAGGATCAAAAGGCGATCGAACAGCTCATCGCGATCGTTCAAGAGCAAGTGCGGCGCGCCGGGGCCATGCAGCGTTCGGGCATTGTCCTGACGGGATGGCAGTGAGATCGACAGATAGACACCGCCGAGGGTCGCGAATTGAGACGCGGCGATCCGCGTAGGACACACCGTGAAATGCGCGCGAGGATGGAAGAGGAGCCCGAAGTGAAGCGAGCCACGCGAACATGGCGCACGGCAGTGCATAACCGCCCACGAGCGCCGAACGGTGCGGGCCTGCGTGCCTGGGGCGACGGTGTCTGCATTGACCCGCAGTGCAAGCACGTCGCGCACTTCAGGAGCAAGCCGACGGTGCCGCCGATGAGCGATGAGGACCGCGGATTCGCCCAGGGCATCGCCTTGGCCGTCGCCATTCTCGCGCGCATGCACGACCAGCCGACAATCGCGGCCGACGTTGCGTCGGAGGCCGGGTACACGATCGCCGACTACGAGCGGGCCGGTGTGGACGAGTACGATCTCAAGGTGCTGCGCAAGCTGCGTCGAGATGAGGCGCGCTTCCCACGTGGTGCGCGTGCAACGAAGAAAACCGCGTAGCAACCCTGCGCGCGAGGAAAGACGGTTAGGAGGATGACCGTGGCCGAGTGTCAGGAGTGCGGAGACGAGTTCACCGCATGCTGCAGGCCGAGGCAGAGGCAGAGGACCGAGACCGGCTGCGCCACGGCTACCCGCGCGCGGCAGACGGGTACGAGGTGCGCGCCGGCCGGTACTGCGACGTGGCGAGCTATACCCGAGAGGACGGCACCGTGGTCACCGAGCAAGAGTTCAGAGAATACACATGAGCGCCAATGGCGAGACTGGCCTCAAGCGGGCCATCATCGACGCGGTGAACGCCACTGGCCTGGCCCGCGTGTGGAACAGCCCGAGTGGCAAGGCTCGCGGTAACCGCATCCACATGGCGCCCACGGGCACGGCCGACATAGTTGGGTACATGCTGCGCGGCTCCTGCCGCGGGTTCTTCGTGGGGCTGGAGGTCAAGCATCCTGGCGCCAAGCGCAAGCCTGCGCAGGAGGCCTGGGCGGCCGAGCTCACGTCCGCGGGCGCCGTCTACGGCTGCGTGAGCACCGTGCTCGATGCCGTGGCCATCGTGGTCAGTGCGTACAGGAGAGCAGTGCCGTGACCGACCGCATGCCCTGCTCTGCATGCAAAGGCCAAGGGCGTGTCCCCCTCCCGCCTGAATTGCAAGCCACGCTCACGCTACTGCGCCGGCGTGGCCCCAGCAGCAGCGCCGAGCTCGCGGAGGCCTTGGGCACCAAACACCAGGCCATGTGCAACCGGCTCGTGGACCTCTCGCGCCTAGGCTACGTGCAGCGGCAGATGGGCCCACGGCACACGCTGGTGCACGCGGCCGTGCCGAGGTACTCGCCGCCGTGAGCCCGCAAGAGCGCGCCCGCATCCACGCTGAACTCGACGTGCTGCTCGGCACGTGCCCGCCAGCCGAGCTGGCTCGCCGCACCAGGCTCTACCTGCTCATGGATTACCTGCCGGACGAACAGCCGGGCGCTGCCGGGCGTGAGCCGTACTCGAGCGATTTGCCAGCCCGGTAAACCCGCTGCGCATGTGCGCACTTGTATGGCGTTTTGCACGGCGTGGCGTGGCAATATGGCAAAAATTACTTGCCCGGGCCCAGCCGTACGAGTTACATGGTGCGCTTATGGCTCGACGTGGAACTCGAGATTGCCGGATACGCACGACCCTCGGGGGCGGCCTCGCGGCGGGCCCGGGCAGCGCAAGCTCCCGGGCGTTCCACCGCGTCGTGAGGTCGCCTCGGGGGGCCGTGCGCCGTGGGTGAGCAAACCGGCATCGCGTGGTGTGACCACACGTTCAACCCGTGGATAGGGTGCACCAAAGTCTCACCCGCGTGCGACAACTGCTATGCGGAAAAGGGCAGTGCGCGGCTCGGTGCGCAGCACGGGCTACGCCTCTGGCAAGGGGATAGGTACCACACTGGCGAAGCTTATTGGCTCCAGCCACTGAGGTGGGCCAGGGGGGCGAAACGGGACGGCGTACGACGGCGCGTGTTCTGCGCGAGCTTCGCTGACGTATTTGAGGCGCGGGAAGACCTCGCACCGTACCGCGCCAAGCTTTGGGGGCTCATTTGGGAGACGCCAGAACTGGACTGGCTGCTGCTCACCAAACGGCCTGAGCATGCTGGCTTGCTGGCCACCGAGGCCTTGCGCAGCGCCAAGCTGCCAGCCTCGCAAATTTCGCCTTGGCTATCCAATATCTGGCTCGGCACCACCGCTGAGGACCAGGCGCACTACGAACAGCGCTGGGCCCACCTTGCCATGGTACCGGCGGCGGTGCGCTTCATCAGCCACGAGCCCGCCCTTGGGCCACTGAGCGTCCTGCCGCTACCATGCGGGCCTCGCCCGCGGCCCCGGCCCGACTGGGTTATCACCGGAGGGGAGAGTGGCCCACGGGCGCGCCCGTACGTCCTGCAGTGGGCTTCGGAACTTGTGGCGCAGTGCCGCGAGGTCGACATTGCGTGCTTCGTAAAGCAGCTCGGCGCCCATCCATTGGGGCTGCTCGGTGAACTGCAGCTACGGGACAAAAAGGGCGGCGACGTCTCAGAATGGCCCGAGCAGTTGCGCGTGCAGCAGTGGCCAAGGGGGCCCGGATGTTAGCCTGGCGCTTCACCCGCACCGACCACCTGCCCGACGGCAGCACGCGGCTGCGCCACTGCACCATCGCCGTGGCCACGGGCGTAACCTGGTACAACGCCCGTGAGCACGCCTGGGTGCAGCTTGGCTGCGGCAGCCCGCACCACGCAGCCGCGCCACGCACCCGCAAGGCAGCCTCACTCAGGCTGCCGCAGCTGCCCGCGCTCAGCTGGCAGCCGGTGCCTCACGCAGCGGCTTCGTGGGTCCTGCGCTGGCGTGGCCACGACGCTGGCCGCCAGCCCGGCAAGGTACTTACCGCCGAGTACGTGAGGGCCAGGTGAGCCGGCAACTCGGACAGCTCGGCCGCAAGCGTTGTCTCATCCGGCCGGTCCGTGACGTCTCGCCCAAGGTCGGCCACCCGCGCAAGGCGCAGGGGCCCGCTGACGTAGAGGATGGCATCCATGGCGTGGAGTATAGCACACCCCATGCCGGGTTCGTGGGGTGAGTTTCTGAAACGTGGGGTACCCATGACCTGGACGCGGCTCGACGATACGGCTCACTCACACCCCAAGTTTACCGCCGCTGGCCTCGAGGCGGTTGGGCTCTGGGTCGTCATGCTCTCTCACTGCGGGGCCTACCTCACGGACGGGCGTGTGGCGCGCCCCGATGCGCTGCTGCGTGCTGGCTCAGCCAAGAAGCTGGACGAGTTAGCGGCCAGGCTGGTGGCTTGTGGGCTTTGGGAAGTGTACCCGGATGGCGGCTGGCTGGTGCACGATTACCTCCAGTTCAACCCGAGCCGCGAGCAGGTCCTGTATGAGCGTGAGGCACGCCGTGCAGGCGGAAAAAAGGGCGCAAAACGCAGGTGGGCACGCCATCAAGAGACGCCTCCGCCCATGGCTACACCAATAGGTCCACCTATAGGTCCACCTATGGGTAGTCCCACCATGGGACCCATACCCCATGTATATGCCCCCGGTCCCGGACCCATTTCAGAAGATCTCTCTCTGGTAAGTAACTCAGAACCTGAGAGGCTCTCTCTTTCTGGTGGGGGGGCCCAGGGCCCACACAAAGCACAAGAGTCACCCAGCGGCATACGCATTGGGAAAGACCCATGGGTACTTGTCAGTGCCTGGTACGAGGGCATGCGAGAGGCAACAGGCTGCCAATCTTGGAATCAGAGGGCAGAGGCGCCGGCAAACGTCCGCGCCCTCGGCGCCGCCTTGGCCGCCGAGTGCCCGCCTGGCAACGAGAGCTGCCAATGGGCCGAAGCGCAGGCCAAGGCCTACGCCGCAGCAAACGCCGGCAAGCGGCTGAGCCCCATGGGGTACACGGACTGGCTCCGCAATGGGCGGCCCGCAGCGCCAGCCAAACCCAAGGGCCCGCGCTCACACGAGCCGGCCAAGCTGGTGGAGCGCCCCGCGGACGCCCTCTCGCCCGAGGAGGCCGCGCCGTACCTCGCGGAAATAATGGCCATGCTCAAAGACGCCCAGCGGCCCCCGTGGCTTTTGCCCGACGGCACGGCGAGGCCGGCCCATGGTGAGGTTTTGGACAGCAATGGCTACCCTGCGCTGTCGGCCAAGCACGGCGCGCCAGCGGGGCGCATAAGCGCGGCAAAGGCCAATGGCGCCGATGGCCATTGAGCAGCTCGCCGCCAACGAGGCCGAGCACCCGCCGCACGACCTGGCCGCCGAGGCCGCCGTGCTCGGGGTGATGCTGCACTCGGGGGCCCACGTGCCGAGGCTCGCGGCCATGCTCTGCCGTGACGACTTCTACAGCGGCGCCAACGGGTGGGTCTTCGATGCCTGCGTGGCGCTGCACCGGGCGGGGCAGCCGGTGGACGTGGTGACCACCATGCGGTGGCTGGCGGACCACGGGCGCTTCGCCCAGGTGGGGCGCGGCCCGCTGCACGAGGCCATCACAGGCGCCCCGAGCATCGGCGGGGCCATCCGCTACGCCACCATCGTGCGCGCCAAGGCACGGGTGAGGGCGACCATCAACGCCGCCCGGCGCATCGTGGCCGCCGGCATGGCGGGGCAGCAGGAGGACGCCCAGTACCTGGCCAAGAGCTGCCACGAACTCGCGCAGGCGGCCAGGCTGCCCCAGGCCGAGGCCCTCGTGAGCAACGCCGAGACGGTGAAGCTCATCCTCGACAACGCGCAGCGGGCCAACAAGCTCGGCAGCATGGTAACAGGCATACCCACGGGCATCACCCGGTACGACCGGCTTACGCTCGGGCTGCATAGCGGCCAGCTCACGGTGGTGGGCGCGCGCCCCGGGGTGGGCAAAACAAGCCTCGGGCTCAACTGGGCCACCAACGTGGCGGCGGCGGGGCCCGGCGTCATGTTCTTCTCGCTCGAGATGAGCCGCGAGGAGCTGCTCACGCGGCAGCTCAGCGCCACCGCGCGCATCGACGGGACCCTGTTCAAGACTGGCGCCCTCGGCTCGAGCCAGTGGGCCGAACTCGCCAAGGCGGCGGCCCACGTGAGCAAGCTGCCCTGCTGGGTGGACGACAGGCAGGGCCTCACGGTGGCCGACATCGCCAACGCCGCCCTGGGGGCGGTGGACGAGGCCAAGGCCCAGAGCACCGCCCTTGGGTGCATCATCGTGGACTACCTGCAAAAGGTCCGGGTGCCGGACTCGATGCGGCGCGAACAGCGGTACCTGCAAATCAAGCACGTGGCCGAGGGCCTCAAGCAGCTCGCGCGGGACACCAAGCTGCCGGTGGTGGCGCTCACCCAGCTGCGGCGATTGGGCAAGGGCGAGCGGGCCCGGCGGCCCAACATGGAAGACCTGCGGGAGGGTGGCGACATCGAGAGCGAGGCCGACAATATCGCCCTGCTGCACGAGGTCGACGACGAGCCGCGGCTGCGCGAAATCATCGTCGAGAAGGCCCGTGGCGGGGCGCAGGGTACGGTAACCGTGGCGTGGCGCCCCGAGCTCACGCTCTTCGAGGACCTGCCCGAGGGGCAAGAATGGGACCGGGGCGGCGGCGGCGGCGGCGGCTCAGGCGCCGCGCCGCACTACACGGAGGCGCATGATGCGAGGTAAGCGCGGCAGTGGGGCGGCGGTGGCGGGGCGCAAGCTCGAGCGGCGGTACCAGCAGGTGCTGGCCGAGCTGGCCGCGCTCGACGCGGCCGACCCGCGGTACAAGGACCCGGTGGCCTGGCAGCAGGTGCTGGTGCTGCTCAGCGAGGCCAAGGCGCTGGTGGCGAGGTCCCGCTGGCAGGTGCTGCGTGGGGGCAAGCCGTGAGCGGCGGGCCGGTCGACGTCCGCATCAACTCGCTCAGCATTACGCTGGCGCGCAGGCAGTGCACCTGCGGGCGCCTCGGGCCTCGGCTATGCGTGCATCGAGGGGCCATCACGCGCGACCACCCCAAGCACAACCGCTACACTCAGGGGTGCCAAGTGACCGACGTCTACCCCACGGTCTTCGAGCAAGCCGGCGGGATCATCCTCGGCTGGCTCAACGGCGTGGCCTGGCAGGCTCGCCGCGCGTGCCACCCATGCTGCCGATGCCACACCTGCACCGAGGTCATGATCGCGCTCATCGCCGACCTTGGCCGCCTGCAGCGGCCACCGCACATCCCGGTTCAGGTGGTCTCGTGAGCACCGTGGCGGCGCTGTATGTAGCCAATGGTGGGGTGTACTACGGCCTGCCAGGCGTGGACCCGTGGGACGAGGCGCGCGACGCTCGGCTGTACGCAGGTCCGTGGCCGGTGGTGGCGCACCCTCCCTGCCAGCGGTGGGGCCGGTACTGGCACGGGGGCCCGAGCGTGCGCGTGCGCAAGGTCAAGGGCGACGATGGCGGGTGCTTTGCGGCCGCCCTGGCGAGCGTAAGGCGCTGGGGCGGCGTGATCGAGCACCCAGAGGCGAGCGCGGCATGGGCCGCGTTTGGCCTCACGGCGCCGGTGCGTGGTGGGTGGCAGCCAGCGGGGGACTGGCGCGGGTGGACGTGCTGCGTGGAGCAAGGGCATTACGGGCACCGCGCGCGCAAGGCCACGTGGCTGTATGCCTGCGGCGTGACCTCGCTGCCCTCACTGCCGTGGGGGCCCAGCGTGAAGCTGGACGATGGGTTCCACTCTGCCGAGGAGCGGCGTAAGTACCGGCGCCTACCCAAGGGCGCAAGTGCGGAGTTGAGAGCCGAGCGCAATGCCTACTTGGCGCGCACTGAGGCCGAGACGGGCAAGACCTGGTGCTGCGCCGAGCGCATGAACAAGACCGAAAGGATGGCGACGCCGGTGCCATTCCGAGACCTGCTACTTGCCATTGCTCGCTCGGCCCAGCCCGCGCAGGCGGTGGCCTCGTGAGCGCGGGCCGCTACCGCTCCTTGTTCGTCGGCATGGGCCGCGAGGCGCTCGAGGCGTATGCGGCGCAGGTGAGCGAGCATCTCACGCACGTCCAAGAGCGGTGCACCGCGCAGCAACTTGAGCTACGCGCCCTCAAGGCAGCCCAGTTGCTGCCCGGCTGGGTGTGCCCGGTGTGCGAGGGCTTCAACGGCGACGCACGCAAGCCGCAGAGCGAGTGCCGGGCGTGCGGGCAGCCGAGGCCAGCAGGGTAAAGCTTGCGTAACGGATGGGTTAGGCGTAAAGGCTGAGCGCGGCAACCGGCAAAGGCAAAAGGTGGTAACTATGGGTGAAGAAAGAACATTACGGACGTTTGGGCAGCTCGTACAGTACCTCGAGGACGGGCAGCTAGCATCGGACTTGGGCGACAAGCTGGCCGAGCTCAGTGGCAAGCTCGCGCGGGTGGCCGAGGCGCAGGGCAAGGCCAAGGGTGAGCTGGCGCTCAAGCTCAAGTTCCAGGCGGACGCCGGCGGCACGGTGCAGCTCGATGCCGAGATTGTGCTCAAGGAGCCCAAGCCGGCGCGCCAGCGCACGGTGGCGTGGCTCAACAAGGACAGCACGCTGGCGGCCGAGAACCCCAAGCAGGTGAAGCTCGCGCTGCGCGAGGTGCCTGCGCCCAAGCGGGCCGCCAAAGAGGCCGTCCCACATGACCCTGTTACCGGTGAGGTGCAGCAATGAGCGAGGCAGCCAAGGTCGAGGAACTGGTCCTCGCTAGCGCCCACAAGCCGCACACCGTCACCGTCTCACACGACGGCATCACGGCGCAGGTGCTCGTGGTGCCGGACGAGGGTGGTGGCTACACCATCGACACGGCGCACGAACTCGTGGCGCCGCTGCGCACTGCGCCCGTGCGCCGCAAAGGCACCGCGCGGCTCACGGACCTCAACAGCCTCATCGCCCACACCAACCGCTTCAAGGACACCGACAGCCTGGTGTTCCTCGACCGTGGCCAGGGCACCACCGGCGTGCGCGGCGCCAAGCTCGTGGCGGTGCTCGACTACCACCGCAAGGGAGCTGACGCGGCGCCGCGATTCGGCGAACACCGCGGCGAGTACGCCTTCCCCATGAGCGACGAGTGGGTGGCGTGGGCCGGGCAGGACGGCAAGCCGATGGATCAGGAGCGCTTCGCTCGCTGGGTGGAGGACCGGCTGGCGGACGTGGCGGCGCCAGAGCAGGCGGGCGACACGGCCAAGGCCTTTGCGGCCATGCTCGCGTGCGGGTTTGCCTCGCCGGCCAAGCTGCTCGAGCTCTCGCATGGCCTCGAGGCCCACGTGGGGCAGCGAGTGAAGCAGCACGTGCGCCTGGCCACCGGCGAGGTGAGCGTGCACTACATCGAGGAACACCAGGACGCGGACGGCAAGCCGCTCAAGGTGCCGGGGGCCTTCCTGCTGGGCATCCCAGTGTTCCGCGGCGGCGACCCGTACCAGCTGCCGGTGCGGCTGCGGTACCGGGTCAATCAGGGCGCCATCTCGTGGTCGTACGAGCTGCACCAGCCGCAGCGCATCCTCGACCATGCCCTGGCCGAGGCCTGCGCCGAGGTTGCCGAGCGCACGGGGCTCGACGTGCTCGACGGGGTGCCCGAGTGAGCGGCTCAGGCAACGCTCGCGAGGAGCACATCATCCAGTTCTTCGAATACGCGCACCTGCCCGAGAAACTGCAGCTGGTGGCCTCACCGTTCCGTGACCTCGCGGTGGTGCTCTTGGTGCTGCCGCGCAACCCCGAGCGCACCGTGGCCCTACGCAAGCTGCTTGAGGCCAAGGACGCGGCGGTGCGCGCGGCAATTGCCAAGGACGTGCAGGGGTAACGCGGCATGCTGCGCGACCCCTCACGCCGCGGGAAAAAACTCGACCTCGTGCTGCTTGCCACCTGGCGGGCGGCCGAGGAGGGCCCGCACAAGCGCAGGCTGCTCGACCAGCTCGTCTGGGAAAACGAGCCCCTCGTCAAGGTCATCATCGACCAGCTCTGCGGCCGCAGCACCAGCAAGCGCAGCTTTTCGAAGCTGCCGCGCGGCGGCGAGGACTTCAGCACCATCCCATGGGAGGATGCCTACCAGGCCGGCCTCATGGCGCTGATGAAGGCCCTGAGCTCGTACGACCCGGCCAAGGGCGGCATTGCCGGGCATCTCAGGTGGTCGTGCCTCTACCAGTTGCAGTGCATCTGCCAGCGCGAGGGCCTGAGCCGCGCGCCGCGTGGCAGCGAGCACGAGCTGCCGGCGTTCGACCTCGTGGGCGAGCAGCGTGTGCTCGACGAGCGTACGCGCGGCCACCACGAGGACGGGCTGCTCACGGCAGATGGCTGGGGCGCCGAGGATGTGCAGCGGTGGCAGGACACGGGCGAGTGGCCCGACACGCCCGAGGCAGCACTGCTCGATGCCGAGCGCGAGCGGCTGCGGCGTCTGCGGGCGGACGCCATGGGCTGGCTCAAAGACGCCATGCCGCGGCTGTTCCAGTTCCGGCGCGCGGGCCGCGTCGAGGCCTGGGCGGCGCACAATCACTACCGGCTCGACTGCCGGGCCAATAGGGCCGAGGAGCTCGAGCGGCCGGTGTTCGTGCGGGCGCTATGCGCCACGGGGCTCGTGCGGGAGTGCTGGGTGCGCACGGGGCCGTACGCCAATGGGCGCGGGCTCGCGGGGGTGCAGTATGCCTAGAGCGTGGCCCCTCGGCGCGCCCACATGTTCATCGAGTCCACCCACGAGGGGCCCGCCTGCGCGCGCGCCACGGCGAGCACCACGGCGTCTCGGAAGTCCGCATGGCGCCCGTCGTGCGACACCGGGCTCACGTACCGGATGGCGCCACCAGGCATCAGCCGTTTGCGCACCGTGAGCAGGTCCGCCGTGAGCTGCGGGTGCGGGCTGAGCTCGAGCCGCGTGGTACCGCCCGGCGTGCGGTCGAGCAGCAGCGTGCGGAAGTCGGCGTGGCGCCGGCTCACGTCCTCCGCGCTGTCGCGCGCCACGTGCACCGTAACCCCTGCGTAGTCGCCGTGCTCGGCCAGCAGCGAGCCGCCCCACCGGTCCGAGTACACCTCGCTAAGGCGGTACTCTCGCAGCAGCGGGGCAATCTCGGCAAACACCGTGCGGGCCTTGAGGGGCTCGCCTGGCGTACCCTGCCACTGCCGCGCGAGGGCCACGTGGTACTGCGCGCTCGTCTCTTGCCCATCCTCGTCCGCTTTGCGGCCTACCACCACCAGTGTCCACGCGTTGCCGGCGGTGGCTGGGTCCATTGCAGCCGTGTACGAGTAGCCGTCCTCGCGGCCGCGCTCGAGCGGCGCCGCACGCGTGGCCAGCTTGCACTCGGTGCTACTGAGCCAGCCATTCTCCGCATCCACGAAGAGACCGAGCACGTCGTTCTCGTACGAGCCCCGCGGGTCGAGGCGGCTGGCCTCCACCGCCGCGGGCGTCCAAAGCACCGGGTTGAGCTCTGGCCCGGTGGCGCGCACTACCACGCGGTTGTCACTCGGGTGCCCCCAGCATTCTTCCACCGTCTCGTACACCGGCCCGCGCGCCGCCCACGGCGAGCTCACCACGGCGAGCTTGGCCCAGCTGCCTTGGCTGCGCAGCAAGCGCAAGCGCTCGATGACGGCCTTGTACATGTCGTCGAAGTTGACGATGCCGTCCTCCTGCCCGAGCATGCGCGCGGCCTCGTCGAAGATGGCCGCCACCGTCCAGCGGCTCACGAGGCTGGCGCCACCGCGCCGCCCTGCCGCTACGACAATCTCGACGAGGCGCCCGTCCGGCCGCCGCAGCACCAGGTGTTCGTCGGTGGGCTTGGGGTCCTGCATGAGGTACCGGCGCAGCACGCGCCCTGGCAGCATGGCGCCCTGGATGTGCTGCATGACGATCTTCGCCTTGTCGCGGTCGAGCGACACCACGCTCACGCGGGCCTTCTCGTGCCGCGGCAGGAAGGGCAGCTGGATGGTGAGCGCCGTGTGCACGGCGAGCGCGCCGGTGAACAGGCTCTTGCCCGTGCGGATGGCGGCGAGCAGGTAGAACTCGAGCGGGGGCCGCGTTGGCAGGCTGGCCAGCGCCGCGTCGCCGCCAAACGTGCGGCGCACCGTCTCATCGCAGGCAAGCTCACCCAGCGGCAGCCCCTCGGCCACGCGGCAGCAAGCACGCTGCACCGGGCTGGCCGTGGTGAGGCCGAAGCAAAGAGGGTGCGTGAGCAACTGCTCGAGGGTGGCCACGGGTTGGCCTTTACTGGCGTGTGGCCTGCGGCTGGGCCAGCGCCTCATCGAGGCTCATGCCTGCCGGCAGCCCGGCCTCGTCGGCGGCCTGCGGCGCCACCTGCTTGAGCAGGCCCAGCGCTGCCTGCACTCGAGGGCTCTCGCCGCCGTAGATGGCGATGTCCTTGAGCACGTTGACGGCCAGGCGGCGCAGGTCCGCCGCTGGCGGCTCTGGCGCGTCGAGGATGGCCTGGGCGCGGTCGGCTGCTTCCTGGGCTTGCTGCGCCCGCAGCTCGGCGCGCGTGAGCTTGCCCTTGCCGCTCGGGCGCTCGCCCCCGCCGTTGCCGCCCGCCGGCGCCACGAGGTACATGTGGCCCGGCTTGCGGTACTCCCCATCCGGCCCGAGCTCGGTGCGCAGGATGGCCACGGGCGGCACTTTGCGGCGCACGCAGCCGTTGTGGCGGCGCTGCTCAGCCAGTGCAGGGTCGTGATTGCGGCAGTACCCGCTCGGGGCCTTGGCCCAGCATTGGCGCCCCTTCCCTGCGCCACCGGGGCACGGTGTACGAGGCTTGGCGCTTGGGGTGGGTGTGGGGTCCGATGGGGTGGTCACTGGTGGCGAAGCTAGGGCAGCGGCGTGGCTACCTGCGGCTGGGCCATGGGTACGTAGGTATTGACCAGGTAGAGGCAGACGCCAACGACCACGAGGACGATGAGGATGCTGAGCATGGCTGGCGAGAGGGCAAGTACTGGGCTCAGGCGGCGCCGGCTGGGTGCTCGTCGCACACGCACGGGGGCTCGTGGCCGTACCCAAGGAAGCAGAGGCAGCCGCAAGGCAGATCAGCGCAGCACGCGAGTGGCGACGGGTGCCCGTGAGCATCTAGCAGGCAGTGGCATGGGCTGTCGGCCTCGTGGCCCCGCCGGCGCGCGCATGGCGCGCCGCAGTCGAGCTCATTGCCGCACACCCGCATGGTGCCCTTGCCGCAGGCCAGGCAGCGGCTGGCCCCGCGCAGGCTCACCTCTGGGGCGAGCTCGCCGCCGCAGTGCTGACAACGCTGCTCTGTTGGTGGCTCGGCGCGGGCCTCGCGGAGGTACCGGGTGATGTCGTCGTCGAAGCTCACGTCGCCCTCGGCAGCAGTTGGAACACATCCTCGGGCCGCTGCTCAAGGTCGCACCGGCAGCCGTGCACGTGCTCGGCGATGGCGGGCAGGCCGAGGTGCGGCGCTGCCACACCGGCCTGCGGCTGCCGGATTGGCGTTGGCCCGACCTCAGCGTTGTCGGCGTAATCGACAGTGTACAGGCACCGCCCGTCGCGCCGACGCGGCGTGTGGCCATCCTTGGGCGGCTCGCCCGTGCACTGCGTGGTGGCCACGTGCTTGCGCAGCGCCTGGCGGCCCAGTGCCTCGCACGTGGCCTGGCGAGCGCGGATGTCGTGCAGGCTGTAGGTGGCGAGGATGAGGCCGCAGCCGGCGCAGGTGACCTCGATGCCAGTGCGCTTCGCGGTGGCCTTGGCCTTGGCTGCTTCTTCGGTGAGGGCGCCGCGGTACTTCATTTCGGCACCACTGGCAGCCCGGCATTCTCGGCAGCGCATTGGGCATTGCGCGTGGCCACCTCTGCGGCGGCCTTGCGCCGAGCGTTACGGAGCACGCAGGCATCCTCGCAGGTGTCCCCATAGTCGGGCACCGGCCCGCCGCACTCGCGGCAGTCATAGACGGCCTGCCCGATGCCGCGAGCGCCATCAACCGCCGCAAGTTGCTGCTGCGCGCCAAGCCCCATGTAGTGCAGCGCCAGCCGCCCCCACGCCTCTAGCGTCATGCCGTTGCCGCTGAGCATGGCCACCACGTCTCGGCCGAGGGCCACCAGCCGCGGGTCACCCGCGGGTACCGATTCATGCATATGCATTGGGTAGGGAATGTCTTCGGACCGCTTGGCCAAGCGCCGCCACCGCAGCAGCTCGCGGCCGGCCCACACGTCGAGCACCAGCAGTGCCGCCTTATCGTCCTCGGCCCATGCGCGGCCGAACTTGGCCTCAAGCTCGTCGCTCACTGCGCCGAGTTCGTCCGCTGACGCGAGCCCGATCAGTGCGGCCAGCTCGTGCAGGATGCGCTTGCCCACGGCTCACCCCCTGCGCGGCGCTGCAGCCACGGCAGCGTTTATGGTGCCGCCGACGGTGTCGTGCAGGCACTTGGGGCATATGCTGGCCCCGCTCGTGGGGCTGCCAAAGGCAGCAGCACTCTTGAGGCACCACCAGCACCACTCGGGCGGTATGCCAAGGTCGTTGCAGACCTCCTGGCGCACGAGTGTGCCCGTCTGCGTCCAGTGCGTGTCGAGGAATGGCACCTCGCCGTCTGGCTTCCAGAACGCAGGGTCGCCGAGCGTGGAGTGGTCAAGGTCGCCGTAGAGCGCTGCGTCGTTCCACGGCACGCAGCACACGCGCTGCGGGTGGTTCTCGTACCCGAGGCTCGAGGGTACGCCGGTGTCATGCTGCACGAGGCCCGGCATCGCGTTCCAGATGGGCTCTCGGTGCCGGAACATCATCGAGATGAGCACGTTGTCCTCATTGGCCTTGCTGCTCCAGGCCTTGGGCACGTCGGCATAGTAGTCGAGCGCCTGCTGCGCGGTGCCGCGGCGGAAGTAGTACGCGGGCCCCGTCACATGGTACGTGCGCATCCACCGCAGGCCGCTCTCGGCGAGGCTGCGAGCCACCGGGTGCACGGTGTGCAGGCTCACGATGCGGCTGGTGGGCGCCTGCAGCTGCGCACGCACCGCGGCCACCAGGTGCGGGCTCACCTCGACGTCGTCGTTGAGGAAAACGTCTGCCTCGCACCTGCCCGCGGCGGCAGCCTTGTACATGCGCGTGGCCCACACGCTCGAGTGCTCTCGGTTTTGGCTGCGGTGCACGTGCGGGCGCACGCCTTGAGGCTCGAGCTGCGCCATGAGCCGAGCGAGCGTGTCTTTGCGCTCCGGCATCCACTCGGCGTGCGCGATGTGAATCGAGATGCGTGCGTCAGCCATGTGCCTCACCTGCCCAGATTGAGAAGTCGTAGCCAAGCCGCTTTGCGGCCTCGAGCACCTTGGCGCGCGGGCGCTCGCCCACCTTGCGTGCCGGCACGCCCACGTAGATGCCCCACGGATCGGTGCTCTTGAGTACCAGCGCACCGGCCCCAATGAGGCAGCCTATGCCGAGCGTCACGCCTGGCATGACCATGATGCCCGTGGTGCCGATGGCGAGCGGCTCGAACACCACGGGCCGGCAGTCGACGCGCGCGTGCTCGTCCCACGGTATGGCAGGGCCCACGAGGCCTTCGCCGTCGCCACGGGCATCGCTCGCGCACACCACGCGGCTGCCCACACCGAGGGTGCTGAAGTGGTGCATCATGAGGCTGGCGTTGGCGCCGCCGATGATGCTGCATTGCGCGGCGAGGTGGACATAGTCACCCAGGTGCAGCGCCGTGGTGCAGTACACCCCCCAATCGAGGTTCGAGTGCTTGCCCACGCTCACGAGGTGCGGGCGGCGTAGCTCGGCGCCAGCGCTCACGTAGCTGCCCTCGGCGCGTTTGGCGAGCGGCGGCCCGTCGTACTGCTTGCTGTACCGGGTGCGCGGCACCATGTACCCGGCCCGCGGCATGGTCGGCACCACCGGCGGCGGCGGCGCGGTGGGGTGGCGGTTGAGCGGCACCGGCTGCGCCGCCGCGCACTCGTACCCGGCCTCGCAGCCCTCGCGCCCACAATGCATGCACACTGCTGCCATCACGCCCCTCGCTGGTAAAAGGCCACGATTGCGTCGCACACGCGGTGGACGTCGCTGGCAGTGAGCTGCGGGCTCGAGGGCAGCCAGAGGCCCTCGCGGCCCACGCGCTCGGCCACCGGGTAGGCGCCACTGCAGTGCGCCATGCCCTTGGCCACCCAGGCGCCCTGCTGGTGGATGGGCCCGTACATGGGGCGGGTGCCGATGCCCTCGGCGAGCAGGTGCCGCCGCAGCTCGTCGCGCCGCTCGTACAGCCCGTCGTAGAACCACGGCACGTTGCCGGGGGGCACCTCGAAGAGCGTTACGCCCGGCACGCCGCGCAGCCGCTCGGCGTATAGCTTGCCATTGGCCACCTTGCGCTCGAGGCGCCCGGCAAGCTTGGTGAGCTGCGTGAGGCCCACGCAGGCCTGCAGGTCGGTCCACTTGAAGTTCCAGCCCATGGTGGGGTGTATGTCGTTGCCCCCGCCGGTGCGGCCGAAGTCCTTGAGGCGGCGCAGCTCGGCGGCGTACTCGTCGCTGTCGGTGATGAGGCACCCGCCTTGCCCGGTGCTGATGACCTTGGGCACGCTGAAGCTGAACGAACCGAAGGCCCCCCAGCGGCCGCAGTGGCGCCCGGCCACGTAGCTGCCCAGGCCCTGCGCGGCGTCCTCAATGAGCACCAGCCCTTGCAGCCTGCACCAATCTACCCATGCCTGGATGCCCTCGCTTGGCCCCCGGCCATTGGGCGCCACGAGCACCACGGCGCGCGTGGCCGGCGTGAGCGCAGCCTTGGCCGCCTCGAGGCTCATGCAAAGCGTCTGCGGGTCCACGTCGACGAACACCACATGGGCCCCGGCGAGCACCATGGCGTTCGCACTGGCCACCATGGTGTAGTCGGGCACGAGGACCTGGTGCGAGGGTGAGCGGCCCAAGCCCACGGCGAGCGCCGCCATGGTGAGGCTCAGCGTGCCATTGGGCGCGGCGATGCAGTGCTTGGCGCCCGTGTACTCGGCAATGGCCGCCTCGAAGGCGCGCGTGCGAGTGTGCTCGGTGACCCACCCGCCGCCGAGCATGTACCGGTAAACAGCCATGGCCTCGGCGGGGCCGAAGTCGGGTTCGAACTGCGGGATTGGCTTCACGGCACCGCACCCTCAGCCCACGCCACGGTGCGGGCCAGCCCCTCGGCCAGCGTGACCTGGGGCCCCCAGCCGAGCAGCGAGCGCCCACCGGTGCCGTCCACGGCCTTGTGCGGCGCCCCGTCTGGCTTGGTGGTGTCGTATACAAGCTCGCCCTTGTACCCAATGGCATCCCGGATGAGGCCCGCGAGCCCGGCCATGCTCACGCCCTCGCCCCACCCCACATTGCACACGCCTGCGTGGCTCGGCGCCGTGAGGCCACGCACCAGTGCCTCGGCGCCATCGCCCACGTACAGCCACTCGCGCACGGGCCGCCCACTGCCCCACACGGTGAAGGTTGGCTCGCCGGCGCGCTTGGCCTGCAGCATGCGCACCACCAAGCCACCCAGCGCGTGCGCCCGTACCGGGTCAGTGTGGTCGCCCGGGCCGTACATGTTGCTCAGCACGAGGCAGAGCGAGTCGAGCCCGTACTGCGCACGGTACGCGTCCGCCCCCACTACGAGCGCGCGCCGCGTGGCGCCGTATGAGCGCACCGAGGGGTGCACATCGCCTTCCCAAAACTCACGCTCGCGGAAAACACTCGAGGCGCCAGGGTATGCGCAGTTCGAGATGGGTAGCACGAGGCGCTGCACGCCGTGCTTGCGGCAAGCCTCAAACAGGTTGGCCGCCATGTGCGTGTTGCGCAGCCAGATGTCCGCCTGGTGCTCGGCATTGAAGGCGATGCCGCCGCTGTAGCTGGCGCAGTGGATTACGTGCGTAGGCACCACCCTATCGAACATGGCCTCTGTTTGTGGCCAGTCGCAAAGGTCATACCCAACACGCCACCAGCCAACCGCAGTGTAGGCGATACCCGCAAGAGCGAGCTGCTCACACACGGGGCCCGCGAGGAACCCACTGCCACCTGTCACTAGGACTTTCATGCCGCCGCCCCTGCTTTCTCACGCTCTGCCAGTGCCACGTCGTGCTGCACCATGGCGCGCACGATGCTCGGGAAGCCGTAGGTTGGCTCCCACCCAAGTACCCGTGCAGCCTTGGCCGAGCAGCCCTCGAGGTGCTCGACCTCGGCGGGGCGCTCGTACTGCGGCACGAAGGCTTGCACGTAGGGCACCCACGGGCGGCCAACCTCGGCGAAGGCCAGCTCGACCCACTCGCGCACCGTGTGGCTCACGCCCGTGGCCACCACGTAGTCGCCAGGCGTGTCCTGCTGCAGCATGAGCCACATAGCTTGCACGTAGTCCGGCGCCCAGCCCCAGTCCCTGCGGGCATCTAGGTTGCCGAGCAGCAGGTGGCCCTGCGTGCCTGCCACAATGCGGCCCACCGCACGCGTCACCTTGCGCGTCACGAACGTCTCGCCGCGCCGCGGGCTCTCATGGTTGAACAGCACCCCGCAGCTCACGTGCATGCCGTACGCCTCGCGGTAGAGCACGGCCGTGTGGTGGGCGGCCACCTTGGCCACGGCGTACGGGCTGCGCGGCTGGTACGGCGTGCCCTCGTACTGCGGCGCCGGTGCCGAGCCGTACTGCTCGCTCGAACTGGCCTGGTAGAAGCGGATGGGGGCGCGCATGGCGCGCACGGCCTCGAGCAGGCGCAGCGTGCCCGTGGCCACGACATCGGCGGTGTACTCCGGCTGGTCGTAGCTCACACGCACGTGGCTCTGGGCGGCCAGGTTGTACACCTCGTCTGGCTGCACGAGTTCGAGCACCCTGCGCAGCCCGGTGCCGTCCCCCATGTCCCCATGGTGCAGTTCGACCTGCGGCAGGTGCTCGATGCGGGCGGTGGTGAAGCTGCTGCCGCGGCGCATGAGGCCGTGCACGGCGTAGCCTTTGCGCAGTAGCAGCTCGGCGAGGTAGCTGCCGTCCTGCCCGGTGATGCCGGTGATGAGGGCGCACTTGCTCACGGCCACCCCCCAATGTCCGGCACGGGCAGGCCGTGGTGGATGAGGTGGAGTATCTGGATGGTGTGGGTAAAGGAACCGAGGTTGCCGGCGCCGCAGAAGTGCGTGGCCTGGGCCGCTACGTACATGTCCACCACGCCATCCTCAATGGGGCTGTACACGCGGTGGTCGTGCTCCTCGGCCGACTCTAGGCCGCCCAGTGGCGCCAGGTACCGCACGCGGCTGCCGTACCACGAGCGGAACTTGCGCTGCGTCTCGCCATTGTCGGAGGCGAGCCAGATGGGCAGGTCGGCGGGCTGCTGGGCCACCCAGGCCTGGTACTCCTCATCGCTCGTCACGGCGTTACCGAGGCGCCTGGCGAGCGGCACCATGTCCGTGCGCCGCACGTGCACCGCCAAGTACTCAGGCCCGAGGCCCGCCCGGACGCTGGCAATGCGTGCGGCGAGCGCGGGCAGTGGCCGCAGCGACGCGTAGTGCTTGCGCCAATCGGGTGGCGCCTTGTCGCAGATGCCGTGGGTGATGTGCGCCCCCACGTGGCCTTCGATGAACTGCACACCGGTGAGCGGCTCGAAGAGCTCACGGAAGTGAGTGTTCTTGTCCCCCAGCTGCCGCACGCTGTCGAGCGGGTGCACGAGGCCACCGTCCCAAAGCAGCTCAATATGCTCGTACGCCGCGAGGTGCGAGAGTACCGCACGCAAGCGGTTGCAAAGGCCACCTACGGCGTGGAGCCTGAACGCCATCACCGCACCCGCTTGTAGAGGTGGTGGGCCCTGGGCCAGCAGGCCGGCCCGTGCCACTCGTCGGTGAGCTCGTAGCCGCTCATGGCTATGGCTTCCGCGAAACTCGGCGCGTGGGGTGGTGCCGCCCACGGCCCGGGGCTGCTGCCCCACTCGCACGTGAGCGCGCGGTCGTGCGGCACCACGTACAGGTGCGGCACCTTGTGGTCGGCCAGCCAGCCGAGCCACCACTGCACCTCGGCCAGGGTGCACTCGGGCCATGAGTGCACGGCCACTGCCAAGCTCATGGCCGGCAGCCGGTCAAGCTCGCTGGGGGCGTAGACGCGCGGTTCGACACCTCGGTGGGCCAGGTACTGGGCGCACACCTCGCGGCTCGCAGCCACCGTATCGGCGCAGTACACGCGCGCCGTGGGCAGCGCCACGTGCAGCCGGTGCGCGAGGCGCCCGTAGCCCGCGCCAATGTCCAAGATGCTCGCCTCGGCCAGCTGGTATATGCCGAGCTGCCTGGCGAGGTAGCCAAGCTCCACGCAACTATCGAGCAGGTCCCGGCTCACCATGCGGCCTTGCACCAGGCGCGTAGTGGCGCCGTACGCCCCGTCGTCGTCCGGCTGCGCCGCATACACCCATGCGCCATGGCCCTCGAGCACGTGGCGCACCATGGCCTCGTACGGGTACTCGGCCTGGCACCCGAGGTACTGCCTGTCGGCCCGGTAGGCGGCCGGGTCGATGGTGCGGGCATGGGCGTCCCAAAAATCGCTCACCGTGAGACCCGCCACACGCTCGACCAGTCCCCGGGCCCTTTGCGGACCTCGCCAGCAAACGCTGCATCCACCGCGGCGACGACGCCCGGGTATTCGTTCTGGTAATCATGGCCTGAGAGCTCGCCGCCGCTCACCACGCGGCCGCGCCAATGCGCGATGTCGGCACGCACATTGGCCTCGTCGTGCGCAGCGTCAATGAACACTACATGCGCCTCGGGCAGCACCACCTCGGTGCTGCGGGCCCGCACCACGTGCAGCCTGCCAAGCACCTCGGGCGCGTGCGCGTGCATGAGCCCCCAGAAGGCCTCCCACGTAGTCTTGCCGAACTCGCGCGCCACATCGGCGAACGCGGCGCCGGGGCTGTCGAGCACCGGGTCGGCCCAGGTGTCCACGGCCCACAATTCGATGTCCGGCCGCAGCGTGCCCAAACACGCAATTGACCTGCCGAAGAGAACGCCAACTTCTATGACGCGCGCGCCTTGCGGCAGAGAGGCCGCGAGCTCGGCGTAGTAAGGGAGTATGTCCCCTGACCACCCGGGTATGGCCTCCCATGCCTGCAGCGTCATAGCGCCTCAATGCGGCCGTACGCCGGCCTGCTGCGGGTGAGCGCCATGATGGTGGCCTGGTGCTCGAGCTCTGCCTGGCTCGCGCTGCGGTGCCACCCGCCTACTTCGTTGTAGATATACGTAATATCTCGTACGTATTCCGTGCGGTCGTACCCGGCCATCTCTAGTATCGGGTACATGAAAGCCGGGTCGTCTGCGCGGTCAATCCAGCGCATGGCCACGTGGTCGCCAAAAGGCACGCAGCGGCCACCGGCGTCCGCCGGGTACTGCAGGTCCACGTCGGCAATGCGCTGGAAAAGCCCTGCGCGGAACGTCTTGAGGTGCGTAGCTCGCCAGTGCGAGGTGCGGTACGCCTCGCCGGGGCCGTAGGCGTCGGCAAAGCCTGGCGAGCCATCCGAGTTGCGGAAGCTGCCGTACGTGGCCCACTTGCCTGAGGCGTGAGCCACGGCAATGCGGCGCAACGCGTACTTGCCAGCGAGCCAGTCGTCCCCGTCCAGGCAGGCGCACACTGTATCGGGCGACAGCGTGGCAATCGCCTCGCGCAGGTTTTCCACCTTGGTGCGGGCTGGCTCTTGCTCACTGGCCTCGATGTAGAGGTGAGTGAACTCGACGCCCTGCTGCGAGCGCACCGAGGCACGGCAGGCGGGCGCCGTCGGGTGGCGCCACCCAGTTGAGATGACGGTGACGTGGGGTAAGTCCACTACGGCTCCACGGGCTCGCGCGCGGGGTCCTCTGGGGCGTCGAGCGCGAACGCCTCAACGCTGACCTGCGGCACCCAGCTGTCCGCGTACCATACGCTCGAGTGCCCGGCGTCCCAGCCCTCACGCTCGTACGGCCACGGCGCGAGCTTGTACCCCTTGGCGCCTGGGCTGAGCAGCAGCTCCCGCTCCACGGCGAGCGTGGTCGGCGAGCCCCAGTACGAGGCGTGATAGTCGTGCCCCGCGATGAGCCCACCGGGCCGCACCACGCGGCGAGCCTGGGTGATGTCCGCCGCGAGCCCCTCGAGGGTATGGTCTCCGTCGAGGAAGGCCACGTCGACGCTCGCAGCGGGCAGTGCTGCGGGCAGCGCATGCTGGCTTGGGCCGCGCAGGATGGTGAGCCGAGTCAGGCGCTGCATGTCGATCCGGTACAGGCCATCGACAACAGCCACGCCGCGCAAGTCGAGCAGGCGCATGCCATCTAGCAGCTCGGGCGCGTGCTCTCGCAGCCCGGCCACGAAGGCCTCGTACATGCCGCCGTACTTGTCGCGCCGCTCGCGGTCCGGGCCGATAGGCAGCGTCTCTCCTGCATCCTCCCATTCGTCGGTCCACGGGTCGCACACCACCAGCCGCACGTCGGGCCGCAGCAGCCCCATGTGGCAGATGCTGCGGCCGAAGAACGAGCCCACCTCGAGGTATACGCCGCCGAGCGGCAGCACCGGCGAGGGCGTGGCGAAGTGCTCCACTTGGAACGGGAGAATATCGGTGCTGCCGCCTGGCAGGGTAGGCTTCCAGGCAATGCTCTCTTCGGGTGTCACTGCGGTACCTCCAGGCGCCACGTGCCCGCAGGCATGGCGCGGTCAACGCGGTACGAGATATGGCCCTTCAGCAGGTTGGGCATGGTGCTGTCGCCGAACCGGAAAAGCTCGGCATATGCCATGAGCTCGGCCACCGTGTGCAGGTCTGGCGAGACCACCAGGCACGTCGCCGCCCGGTTGCCCTCGAGGGCCTCCACGACACGCTCGACACTGAGCGGCGTCACCGCAGCCCCCAAGAGCCATGGCGCCAAGCCAGGTACAGCAGGCCCCAGCCTACGGCCTGCCCGATGAGGTAGCCGATGGCATCCACCGTGGAGCTCTTCCACGTCTCGCCCGACTCGTACCTCAGGTCGTACCAGTACGCCTTGACCAGCACGGCGGGCAGCAGGAAGCACGAGGCTACGAGCATGGGTTGCGCGGTATGGGCGAAGAGCGCCGGCACGACTGCGGCAGCGGCACCGATGGCCACGTGGTCGCCGTCGGCCAGGTTCTGCACGTTCTCCATCCAGTCCCCGGGCTTGGCCATCACTCCTCCCCTTCGTCCAGCGCGGCGCTTTCGAGGGCCAGTGGCTCAGCAGCGGCGCGCTTGCCATGCTTGGCGGCGCCGCCCTTACGCCCGGCCTCGCGCGCCTCGTCGCTCGAGAACTTGTGGGCGGTGCCGGCCTGGTGGGCGGCCTGGCCACCCTTGCGCGCGATGGCACTCACCACCTTGGGGTCCATCGAGGCAAAGCCGCGCTTGCCCTTGGGTTTGGGCTCGGCGGCGGGCGGCGCGGGCGGCTGCTGGTCTTGGCTCATGTGTGGGAACCTAGCGCGGCCGTTCTGGCACCGGTAGCCCAAGCTTACGGGCCGCCTCGTCAAGCACCTTGCGCGTGGCTATGTGGATATCAGCGCCGCTCTCCCACCTACGTATTGTGCGCTCGTGGATGAGCGTGACGCCAGCCAGCTTGCGGCGCTCATGCGTGCTCAATAGAGCAGGCTTCTTGTCCACCTTTGCGGGTGCAGTTTGGTGAGCCTTAGTGCTAGCCAATATGCTGGCACATACGTACACCTATGCTCAGCAGCAGCGCAAGGCAAAAGTGCCACGCACGTTGTACACGCGGCCACGTGGCGCGCGCGCAGCACTGCGCGCGTGCTGCTGTACACGCTGGCGTTACGCCTCTTCGGCTTCGGGCTGCTCGCCATCGAGTTCATCGATAACAGGCACGGCAACGCACCGGCAATTATGCGCTACAATACCGCCGGCCGCATACCACCCTACGGCGGTGGAGAGGTTGTAAACCCAGCCATGAAACTGAAGCCTGTCGATGCTGCATACGCGCGCAAACTGCTGGACGCCGGCAAGACCTTGAAGGAGGTTGCCACGCTGCTTGGCATCAATCCCGACAACCTGAGCAAGAAACTCCGCGCTGTCGGCGTGCGCACCGACAGGCGAGTGGGCGCCGTGCGGCCCGTGCTCGTCGTGGATATGGCCCCCATCATTGCCGCATACGAGGCCGGCGAGAGCCTGCTCGCCATCGCCAAGCGCACCGGCTTTGACCGCGTGGTGCTCACACCCAGGCTGAGGCGAGCCGGTGTGCATATCCGAGGCGGCACCGAGGCCAACTTGCTGCGCATGGCCCGCATGAGCACCAGCGAGCGAGAGGCTCTGACCGATGCCGCTCATGCTGCGGTCCGTGGCACCACACGCACTGCAGAGTACCTCGCCTATCGTGCCACCACCAAGGGGCGCCGCATTGGTGCCGGCGAGCGTGAACTGCTTGCGGCGCTTACTGCTGCTGGCGAGGTGCCCGAAGGACAGCGGGCGTGCGGCAAGTACAACATCGACATCGCCTTCGGTACCATCGCCGTGGAAGTCTGCGTTGGCCGAGCGGCGAGGGCAAAGGACGCCATCTACCTCCAACGCTGCAAATACCTCGCTGATAGCGGGTACACGGTCGTGCTTGTGTTCGCACGCAGGGCCGATGTCGTCCTCGGCAACCTGTACAACATCGTCCGTGAGTTGCAGCGCGCCAATGGGCACCCAGCCGCGGCGCGTGAGCACCGGGTGGTGAGGTGTCGCTCGGAGCGTTTTGCCCGTTACCAGAACGAGCGAGGTCAGTTCGCCGTCGTACCAACGCCGGAACGCTTCAGTTACACCGTGAGCGCACTCGACCTCGGTGCTTGACGGGAAGCACTGAAAGTCCTCCCCGGGATTGTTCAGTTCGCCATCGCCGGTATCCGGCGGGTCGTCGTAGCTGAATACCTTGCCGTGCAGCTCGCGGTGCCCAGGCCTGACACGCTCGTCTTGCGAAGTGTTCCACACATACTTGGTGACCCCAGCGGCCTGCTGCCGCGTGCGCGTGAGGTCCGCCGAAAGTTTCAACGTTTGGTCACGAGCTATCAGCTGCGCCCGGCTCGCGCTCACGGTGCCGCGCAGCTGCAGCGCTTCGGTGACGGTCTCGGGCTCGGCCCCAGCGCGCAGCGCCGCCAGCCGCTTGGCCCCCACGGCCTCACCCGCCGGCATGCCCTCGTAATCCTCGAGCACCTGGCGCACTTGGCTGAGGTAGGTGCGGCTGGCGTTGGTGATGAGGGCGACGTTCTCGCTGCGGGCCTGGTCTATGGCCCTCTGCAGCGCGGGCACCTCGCCCACGTGGATGCCCAGCAGCTTGGTGCCGGTGGCGGTGGTGCGGTGCACCTCGGTGGCCATGCGGTTGTAGGCCTCTTTGACCTTGCCGCGGACCCACTCGGCCGTTTGGCCCTGTAGGCGGATTACCCGGCGCTTGGCCTCGCCCGTACCCGGCGCGTCGTGCCGCTCGGTGGGGCTCGCCGGCGCCGCGCCGAGTTCGCGGTGGACGATGTGCAGCACCGCCTTGTGCAGGGCACCCTGGATGGCCACCAAGTCTGCCACGTACCGAGCCTCGGCGCGCTGGCTGGCCTTGAGGTGCTGCGCCTTGGCGCGCAGCTGGTCATCGCGCCACCCGGTGGCATAGATGGCGCGCGCCTGCGCCTGAGCTTTGGCCTTGCTCTTGTACACCTTGCCCGTGGTGCCCCATTGGTAGCCGCCAGGCACCGGGTGCGCGGGGTCCTGGTGCAGCGGCTCAGGCGGCTGCACGAGCCGCAGTACCGGGTGGCTGGCCGCGGCGAGCGCATCGAGTGTGTCGGCGTGGGCCAAAGCGAGGGCCTCATGCTCGGCCTGCATTGTGGCCATGCTGAGCTGTAGTTCGGCCACAAGCGCCTGCAGTGCATGTGTGCCCGCTGCCTGCTGGCCGAGGCCACCCAGTGCCTGCAGGCAAGGCCCAATGTGCGGCACGTGCTCGCCTGCCGCAGCCTGCCCGAGGGCTGCGACGGCGCCTGCCGCGGCCCCCGCAAACAATGGCGGCACGGCATGGCCAGCCACGCCCTGAGCAAGCCCAGCGAGCCCCTGGCGCGCATACCCGTGAGTGAGCGCCGGCTTGGGCGGGGGCGCCAGCGGCAGCGGTACAACTGCGGGCGCAGCCATGGGGTGCGCATGCGTGGGCTTTCGCCGTGGCTTGGCGTCCGCACGCGGCGTGCTGGCCTTGGTAGCCGCCTTGGCCAGCCTGCGGCGCCGCTCGCGCTCTCGCTCGTGGCTTGGGTTGGTAAACGGTTCGTCGCTGCCCGCTGGCGCCCCAGCGGGCCAGTACACGGTGGCGCTGCGTGAGTTGAGCTGGCCAATGCGCTGGGCTGCAGGGCCCTCAAAATACCCCCCATGGCCGCCGTAAAAACGGCCCACGGCTGCCTGTACGAACCCAGCTAGCTGCTGCCCGGCTGCGCCCCCAATGTACAAGTACCCATGGGCCGCCTGGGTGAGGCCACCCAGGCGCTGCGCGGCGCCGCCGCCGATGTAGATGTAGCCCACCGAGGACTGCACCAGCCCACCGAGTACCTGGGTGGCCGTGCCGATGTAGGCCGTGGCGCCGGTAGCGGCCTGGCGCAGGCCTGCAAGGTGCTGCGCGGTGGGGCCCGAGTAGACAATGGCACCCGCGGCGGCTTGTACGAGCCCAGCGAGGTGCTGCACCACGCTGCCAGCAAACAGCTCGCCGCCTGCGGCAGCCTGCACGAGCCCACCCAGGTGCTGCGTGGCCAGCCCGGTAAAGGCCTCGGCGCCGGTGGCCGCCTGCCTGAGCCCACCCAGCACCTGGTAGCTGGTGCCTGCTGCCGGTGCTTGGCCAGGCGCGTCCGGCACTGCGGCGCGCGGTGGCGGTGCCGGCGGCCAGCTGGCTTGCGGTGCCACTTGCAGCAGTAGCGGCAGCGTGTACCGGGCCACCGCGGGCGGTGGCAGCGCTGGCCCAGGCCCCTCACGCGGGCCGCGTGGGGCACTGGTAACAGGTGCGCCAGCCGGTGGGGTGCGTGCACCTGGGTACCCAGGCACCGCCACCAGCTCGGGCCCGCGGGTACCCGGCGCCGGGAACCACGCAGGTGCAGCAGCAGGGCCGGTGGGCGCCCCATCCCGCGGGCCGCGCAGTACGAGCCCGGTGGGCGCCCCATCCCGCGGGCCGCGCCCAGGTACGGGCGGCGCCGCCGTGGTAGCGGCGGCCGCCCGTAGCTGGCGCAGCAGCAGGAGGAGCGACACGGGTGCCCCTTACCTGCAGCGCTCAGCGCTCTACGTACCCGACCTCGACCTCGAAGCTCGGCGCAGCACCCATGGATGCACCGTAGTAGTACTGCAGGAAGCTGCCGCCAGGCGGCACGCACACGGGGGCGTGTGCCACGCTGCTCACCGCGGGCACCGCGGCGCTGAGCGCCTGCGGCGGTAGCGGGCCGCCCACGGCGTCGGTGCCGAAGTTGATGATGTACTGGTCGAGCACTACGGGTATCTGCTGCCGCACCAGGCGGTTGCTCAGGATGCGCGCCGTGCTGCTCGCAGCCACGGCCACGAGGGCGCCTGCATACACCAGGGCGTTCGAGGCCTGCGGGCTCGCCACGTTGGTGGCGTACGGGCCAATAAGTGCCGTGCTCAGGTTGGTGCCGGCGCCGCCGCTACCAGCCGAGCTGTAGCGGGCCGTGGTGTCGAGCACCGTGGCCATGAATAGAGAGGTAGTGCTCGCCGCCGTGGCTGTTACCGTGAGGCACGTGTAGTCGAGCCAGATGTTGCGGCCGCCTTGCGGGTTGTTGTTGGTGACAATGAGCACCGGTGAGGTGGCCGTGTACGCAGCAAGAGAGGTCACGCCAGCGATGCCGGTGCCGATGGTCGGCGTGCGGCAGATGTAGTACGAGCCCTCGTCTGCAAGCACGTGCTGCTTGCTGGTGAGCAGCTGGCTTATGGCCTCGCCGTACTGCGAGGCGCGGGCGATTACTGGCAGGCCATCCGCCAGCTTGGCGAGGCTGGCGAGCAGGCGGCCGGTCCTGCCCCAGTTGAGGACGTCGTTATTGGGACCTGTACCGCTCATGGCTTATGTGCTCCGGTGGGTGCTTAGGTGGGGTTGGTGAGTGTGGCGGCATCGTCGCTAGGCAGCAGGGCACCAGTAGCCTGCGCCTGCAGCGATACGAGCTGGGACAGCAGCTGCACGATCTTTTGGCCGGTGGCCTCCGTGAGCGGGTACACCGCGCGGCCCTGGTCATCGAAGAGGCTCACGGCCTGTATCTCGGTGCCGCTCGCATCCGAGGGCTGCACCATCTTGAGCGGCAGCGGCGCGGCCGGTATGGCCCCCTGCGCGGCGGCCGGCTGTACGGGGATGCTTGTCTCGGCCATGTGGCTACTGGCCCACCGGCATCGAGACAGTCCACGAAGTGATGCTCACGGTGCCGCCAGTGGTGAGGGCCACGTCGTTGAGGTTGAGGTCGCACCCGCTGGTACCCACGCTGCCGTCGATGACGGCCGTCACGCCGTCGCTCTTGTAGGCGCGGAACCACGTGGCGGTGCCGGTGGCTGCGGCGCTGGCGTTTGTGATGGCGTTGGCCGTGGCCGTGCCACCGCTCGCGCTGGCAAAGGCCGTGGCGCTCAGCGGCAGCGTAGCGAGCAGCGTTTGCGAGCTTACGGCCACATCCGGCGTAGCCGGCTGGCTGCCCGTGTACAGCTCAATAAAGCCGCTGTTGAGCGTTGCCAGGATGGCATTGAGCGCCGCGTTCCAAGCGGCAATACTCGCGTGCGTGTTTGCCGCCATGCTGCGGGCGAAGGTAGCGCAGCCTTTGGCCTAGTAGCCGTCCGGCTTGGCCTCTGCGGCTAGCGCCTGCACGCACTCGAGCGCCGCGTACCTGGGCGCGGCCTTGTGCTTGGCGCCGTTGGCCTTGTGCGGCTTGCACATGAGGCAGCCAGCTCGCCTGTTCTTGGGCCTGCCGCGCTTGTGGTGGGCCATGGCTGCAGCTTAGCACGGCCTCAGTACCCGTACGGGTCCCGCGAGCGGCCGAGGACTTCGCCAGGAACGAAAACGATATCGGCGAAACCCTCGGGCCACTCGCCCGTGCGGCGTGGCCAGCTGATGGGCTTGTCGAGTGTGCGCGGCCCACCGGGGCCAAAGGCTGCAAGCACACGGGCGCTGTAGTCAGCGCAGGCGCCAGCCGGCACCGCCTCAGGGCGCAGGACCTCGTTGACACCGACGGTCTGCGCCTCGCCGCACGATCCGCGCAGGGCGTAGCCGCTGAATGGCACAAGGCGCGAGATCACGGTGCACACGGCTGAGAAAGTAGCTTGCGCTTGCGTTACATAAGGCGCATGATGGGCAACTACGGTGGAGACACCGACAGGAGGCTCACATGGTGAGCACCAAGCGCAAGCCGGCCAAGGCAGCGCCCGAGCCTACGCAAGAGCAGCCTCATGCACCGCCGCCATGTCTTCGTGCTTGGCGGCGGCTGCGTCCTGCTTGAGGTTGTGCAGCCGGCCAGCGAGGTACCGGTGCGCCTGCGCCGCCTGCGTGTGCGCCTCGGCGGTGCCGGTGGCGCGTGCGTGCTCGCTCGCGGCGCGGGCCTCGGCGAGCGTCCACTTGCGTGGCCCCCCGTCTGCCTTGGCATTGGCGCCCGCCCACGAGGGTGCCCGCACGCTGCCCGAGCGCGCCCCGCTCTTGCCCTTTTTCTGGGCGGTATGAAGCTCGTCCCACGGACCGTTTTTCACATGAACTTCAGCAACATACGCGAGCAGCGGCGCCCCCAGCGCCTCGTGCGCGAGGTAGCGGTGGTGGCCATCGACGATGCGGAGCTTGCTCTCGCCCGGCACTTTGACGAGGACCGCAGGCTTGCGGATGCCCTCTGGGTCGCCCTTGAGCGCCAGGCCGACCTTCTGCTTGAAGCTCTCGCTCGTGCCGTCGTGGCTCGCCCGCCACTGCGCCCGGTTGCTCGAGTCGATATCTTCGGTGGGCACCTCGAGTGGGCCATCCCAATGCGCCGCCAGCACCCAGCCAAGGTGGCTTGCCGGGTAGTCATCCAGCAGCTGCTGGAATACAGCCTTCGCCTGCTTGCCGTCCTGGCGTGTGGCCACAAGCGCGTCGAGCACCAGCAGCGCCGCGCTGTCCTCGGCCGCCATGAGGCTGTCCGCCTTGGCCTGCTTGGCCACCTCTGGCTTGCCCGGCTCGCGCCCGGCCTCGCCGCTGCTCGCCGGCGTGCTCTTGCCCAGCTGCGGCAGCGCCCCGGGGTCGATGTTGGTGCCCGTGGTGCCCATGAGCGGCACGGGCGCCTTGGGGCTGAGCGGCTCGCCCTGCCCTGGGGCGTTCACCGCGGGGCTGTTCTGCGGCGGCGGCTCGTTCTCGTACGGGTCGAACATGAGGCCCGCCTCGAGCACCTCCTCGCGCGCCTCTACGTCGAGGTTGGGGTACACCTCGGTGAGGTCCACGGCGACCTCCTCGGGCTTGACCACGCCCACGCCGATGTACGCCACGTCCCGCTGCGCGTTGGCTAGGCGCGTCGTGGCCAGCTCGGCGTCGGTGGGGCTCTGCAGCGGGCGGAAGTGGATTTTCCAGTCTACCAGCTTGCCGCGCAGCGGGCCCTTCTTGGCCAGCCCCAGCAGCTTCATGACCCGTATGAGCTTCGGCCCGAGCTCGTTCTTCTGCAGGCTCTCGATGGTGTCGTACCACTTGCGCGTGTCGCTCTCCCCAGTGGCGTTCATGCCCTGAGGCGCCCTGCCAAAGAGCTCCGTAGCAGGCATGTCGGCGGCCGCGCTGAGGCGCAGCATCATCACCTGCAGCAGCTCCGGGATACCCGAAAAGGGCGTGGGCTGGCGCTCGAAGCTCTCGGCGTTCTTGCCATCGGGGCCGCCCGCGTCGACGGCAATGCCGCGCACCACCGAGCGCGTCATCTCCATCATCTGCATGCGGGCAAGCAGCGCCGCGCGCTGGCCAGTGCTCACCGCTTTGATGAGGCCCTGCAGCTTGAACACGCCCTGGCTGGCGTCCTGCAGCAGGTACATGGCCGAGTCGAAGCTCGTGTCGAACTGCCGCATGGCGTCGTACACGCGCTGCAGCACCGACCAGGACCAGCCCGCGAGCTGCTGGCGCGTCACCACATCCGCCGGGTTGCCGTCAAACCGGATGACGCGCGACTCGTGCACGAGGCTCACCTGCGCGCCGCGCTGGCGTAGCTCACGCTCGCTGATTTTCTCGACGGGCCCGTGCTCGTTCCAGCCATACCCCGCGATGGCATTGCTGATGAGGTAGATTTGGGGCCGGCCGTACTTGTAGCCGGGGCGGCTCGCGGCCATGGCGGCGTACTGGCTCTGCACGTAGCTGTACCGCCGGTCCACCAGCGCGAGGCTGTAGAAGTCGCGGATGTTGTTTTCGTTGAGCGGCTCGGTGAGCTCGCCGCCATCGTCGATGGCCATGATGTTGAGCGCGCCGCCGTACAGGCGCCCCCACCGCGCGCCCTCGCGGAAGTTCTCGTGCAGGTCGAGGTACTCGGTGGCCCAGTCCTCGGCGTCCTTGACCTCCTGCTGCTTGAGGGGCGTGCCGTTGACGCTGCCCTCGAGCTCCCAGCCGCGGCGGAACTGCTCGTCGACGCGCTTGCTCACAATCTTGGAGGCGATGTCCGAGCCGTTCATGAGGCTCGTGAGCTCCTGGTCGAGCACCCGGTAGACGGGCCAGTAGTGGGCAGCCTTGCTCTTGTCGATGCCCCATACGCCGAGGCCCGTTTGCTGGTTCACCCATGCGTCCTGCCGGATGCCTCGGCCACGCTCGGCCCATGTGTCCACCTCCACATCGGTGCCAAAAGGCCGGCCGTACGGGTCGAGTAGCGCCATGTGCGGGCGAAGCTAGCTGCGCCACGTTTTACCGGGCTTTTGCCACCGAGCCGCCCACGGTGCGCCCACGCTCGGCCCACCGCGCGGCGGCGTGGCGGGCAGCGCTCGCCGCTACCTTCGCGCGCACTACCCCATGCCCGTGTACCGGCTTGACCTGAGCAGCGGCGAGGTGCGCGAGCGCAAGCGCACACCCCAGGGCGGCCTCGTGGCGGATGCCAGCCTCACACGCACCGGCGTCTTCCCCTACCGCAACGAGGATGGCTCGCAGCGGATGGAGCTGCGCCACCCTGACGAGGTCTTCCACCCGGACAGCCTCGCCACATACCCGCTGGCGCCGGTGACCGTCGACCACCCTGGGCGGGTGGGCCCGGACAACTGGCGTGACCACGCGGTGGGCACGGTGGGCAAGGACGTGCGGCGGGACGGCAGCTACGTGCACGGCGAGCTGCACCTGCAGGATGGCAAGACCATTGAGCGCGCGCTCAAGGGGGCCGAGGAGCCCGGGGCGCTGCGCGAGATCAGCTGCGGCTACCACTGCGACCTCGACCCCACGCCGGGGGACTACCAGGGGCAGCACTACGATGCGGTGCAGCGCAACATCCGCATCAACCACGTCGCCGTCGGGCCGCCGGGCTGGGGCCGCATGGGCGCCGGCGCGCGCATGCACCTCGACAGCGGCGCGGCGGTGAGCGGCGAGCCCGTTACGGCGAAGGAGTACGCGAGCCTCGCCGCGGCTGCGGAAGAGGACAGCAAGGCGGCCACCGAGGCGAGCAACGATGCGGCGCGCGCACGCACCACCGCCGTCGAGCAGGGCGCGCACGGCAAGCCAGGCTCGCTCACGGCCGAGGAGGGCTTCCACCGCAGCCAAGTGCACGAGCGCACGGCGGGCGAGCACCACGCACGGGCCGTGCGCCGCCACGTGCTCGCGGCTGCCGCCGCAGATGGTGCGGGGGACGACGGATCGACGCGGCACCACAAGCGCTTTGCGGCCATGCACGCGCACCAGGTCCTGCAGCACGCCAAGAACGCGAACGGCGCGTGGGACCACAAGGCGCACCCGCTGGCGGATTACGAGGCACTGGCCAAGGACGGCATGGCTGCAGACCACGCCGAAAAGGGCGCCGCGGCGGGCACCTATGTTCGCCCCGTACCGGTAACGGCCACCACCGAGGCTCACACCATGACTGAGGAAGAGCGCAAGGCACTCGAGAAGCTGCAGGCAGACCTCGCCGAGCAGCGGGCACGGGCCGACAAGCTCGAGGCCAAGCAGCGCGAGGACGCGGGCGAGCTCACCAAGCTGCGCGCCGAGAACGACATGCTCAAACTGCAGAGCGAGAGCGCCAAGCAGGACAGCGTGAGCGCCGAGGAGCGCGCCAAGAGCGACCGCAAGTTCCGCGACGCCGTCCGCGAAACGGTGGCGCTGCACGCGGACGCCCGCATGGTGTTCGCCACGGCCGACGACCCCGCTGGCGCCAAGTGGGAGCCGGGCGACAAGGGCGCGGACCATATCCGGCGCGACATCGTCAAGCACCTCGAGCCGCGCGCCACGCTCGTGTACGACGGCAAGGACCTCGAGGGGCCGGCGCTGCTGCCTGTCTACCAGCTGGCCATCGGCCGCAAGCGCGAGCTCGACAAGCAGCAGGCCGAGGCCCAGGCGGCCAGCCATGCGGCCGAGCAGCACGAGGACGGCGCCGGCATGGGCGGCGAGGGCGACGATGACGGTGACGCGCCTGGCTCGGCCGACAAGGCCCGCAAGGACATGGTCAACCGCAAGCGCGACGCCTGGAAGAAGAACAAGAAGGACGCCAAGCGAGGCAAGGCGGCCTAAGGCCGCGCGCCACACCACGCCGCACGAGGACCACCGGAGACCCGCACGACAATGCCCCAGCTCAGCTACAGCCAGAACGCCATCGTCGCTCAGCCCGGCATGGCGTTCGACCTCGAGACGTCCAACCGGGACGTGGTGAGCCGCGTTGCCGCGGTGAACATCCCGTTCGGCGTCTACTGCGAGCTCACCGCGGGCGGACTCGCGCAGCCCATGCAGGACGCCACGACGGGCGCGAGCTTCTCGCCCAAGTCGCTCGGCATCAGCATGTTCGACCCGCTCGGCGTCGAGCAGCAGTACAGCACCTTCGCCGTGCCCGCGAGCACCAGCGGCTCGAGCAACCTCGGGTGGCTCAAGGGCATGCTCGTGCCCTTCATGCGCCGTGGCCGCATCTGGGTGTCCGGGGACGCGAGTGGCAGCGCGAGCATCTACGGCAGCATCAACGTGCACCACTCGAGCACGGGCGCCAACGCGCAGGGCGTCTTCACGCTGCTGCCGGTGCAGACCACGGCGGGCAACGAGATCGATGTGGCCCCCAGCTGCACGCTCTGGAACCCGGACTCGCTCGCCACCTCGAGCACCGACCCCTTCGGCAACACCTTCCAGGTGTACCCGGTCGAAATCAATCTGTAAGGCGCCACCGCGGCGGCCACGCCTCACCCCTCACGGAGAGAACACAAGCTCATGGGTACTCAGGTCCAGGTTTACCGCGGCGGCGAGGGCGGCGTGAACCCTATGGCGCGCGCCGCGCGGCTCGACAGCAAGGCGGACTTCGAGCGCTTCGCGCGCACGCAGCTCATGATGCGGGGCTTCAAGGAGGACGCGGGCCTCACCGCAGCCTTCGCGAGGCAGCTCGAGCACATCATCGCCAAGGTCTACGCGGCCGAGTTCGCGCAATACCGGGCGATGGAGTTCTTCCCCGTCAACACCGAGCTGGGGCCAGGCGACCTGAGCTTCACCTACCGGATGATTGAGCGCATCGGCAACGCCAACGTAATCAACGCCGGCAACGCCAAGGACCTGCCAAACATCGACATCGGTGCCGAGGAGTGGCAGGCGCCCATCATCACCCTGGGCGCGAGCTACAACTTCACCGTCATCGACCAGGCGAGCGCCGCGAAGGCGCAGATTGCCATCGAGGCCGAGAAGGCTAAGGCCACCCGCGAGGCCATCGAGGCGCTCGAGGAGCAGATTTGGTGCACCGGCTACGCCAACACGGGTGTGAGCGGCGTCACCAACGCCCCCGGCGTGGCGCAGGTCACGCAGACGAGCATCGCCAATGGCAACTGGGCGACGCAGATTGCCGCGGCGCTTGCCACGAGCCCCACCACGAGCCTGCCGTACCCCGCGGTCGGTGCTGTTGCCGCCATCGCCTCGGACATCATCGCCTGCAAGCAGCAAATCTTCAGCAAGACCCTCGGCCGGCACAACGCCACCAACTGCCTGCTGCCGCCCAACCTATACTCGATGCTCGACACGGCCCCGCAGAGCCCCGCCTTCACGAGCAAGACCATGCTCACGATGCTCGAGGAGCTCACGGGCCTGGAGTTCGACTACTGGCCCATCCTGCTCAACGTCGGCAGCATCAGCACCGGCTCGGGCAACAGCATCGCCACCGCGGCGAGCTCGCACTTCAACACGCGCGTCTGCGTGTACGAGAAAAACCCGGACGTGATGCAGCTGATGGTCGCGCAGCCGTTCGTGCAGCTGGCCCCGCAATCCGTCGGATTGGTTTGGGAAGTGCCAACCTATTCCCGCGTAGGGGGGGCCATGAGCGTGCGGCCCCTCGGATTCGTATTTATGGACGGAGTCTAGCCGGCCGCAGGCGGCGACTCGAGGTACACGAGCAAGCCACGCAAGCGCTGGGCGCTGTCCTTGAGCGCGCCTAGCCCAATGCTGCAGGCTGCGCACAAGTAGCCGCGCACGCACAGTTCGGGGGCATGCTCTGGTACGGGCCCGTTGGTGTTGACGTGCTTGGCGAAACGTTCTGCTAGGCTTGTTCTCATCGGCGTCACCTCCTGTTGGCGCTGGTCCGGGCCCCGGGTGTTTGCGCACCGCGGGGCCTCTCTTATTGTAGCGCTGCGGCGCCGGCGCCGGTATGGCCAAACGGCCGTGCTAAGTTCGCCACATGGCCCAAGACCCCGCACCCACCCCCACCCTCGGCGGTGGCGCCACGCTCGCCAAGCCCACCAAGGCCAGCGTGGCCCAGCCAAGCAACATGCCCAAAAACTGCGCGCGGCTGCTCGCCGAGCTGCAGGGCCTCGCCGCCGAGCCGCTGCCTGAGCGCGCAGCCGCGCTCTACGTGGGCCACCTCATCGCAACGCTCGGCAAGGCCAAGGTGGAGGCCCTCAAGGCCGGCGAGGTGAGCGAGCTGCTCAAGAGCTTCCGGGCCCGCGCGAGCCTCGCCGGCCAGGCGCTACGCGTGGCGGACGCCGTGCGCTTCTCGCGCCAGCTCCAGAGCTTCGGCGAGCCACGGGCGGACGCGCAGGAGTACCTGCGGCTGCTGCACGAGGTGCTGCAGGCGGCCAAGGTTTAGCCCATAGGGCTACCTTCGAGGCTGCCCCGTGCAGCCGTCGACCTTCGTCCAGCTCTTCCCAGAGTTCGCAGAGACGAACGCCATCCTTGTGGCCGGCAAGCTCACGCTTGCGGCCACGCGCATGGGCGGGCCGGACGCCACCGTGTGGGGCCCGTTTGCGCAGCCCGGGCAGGCCCCAACAACGGCCGACCTGGCGCAGGCCAACCTCGCAGCGCACTTGCTCATGACGTCGCCCATGGGCACCAGCACGCTGCTGGCGGCCAACACCGGCGGCAAGGTGAGCACGGCGTACTTCGAGGAGTTCGAGCGCCTCGAGCTCGCCATGTGCAGCGGCGCCGTGGTGGCCGGCGGCGCCACGCCGGGCACGCTCGGGCCGCCCAACCCGGGCATCAACTTCCAGGTGCAGTTCTCGACCGTGGCGCTGGTCAACGGCAGCAACGCCGTGAACTTCTCCACGTCGCAAATCATCCCCGCAGGCACCGTGCTGGTCTTCGCGGCGCAGCCTGGGGCTTACTACACGGTCGCCAACAACGTGAACGGCACCACGGGGCAGCTCATGAGCGCGTACACGGGCGTGAGCAACACCGCGAGCGGCTGGAGCGCCTCATGAGCTTTGAGCTGAAGGACACCGACCACGGGTACCGGGCCCGCATGAAGGCGCTGCTCAAGCTGCGCGAGCCCGCGCATGTCGACGTGGGGCTCTTCGAGAGCGCCGGCACGCACGACCGCAGCGGGGCGAGCATCGTGGAGGTGGGCTCGTACAACGAGTTTGGTACCGACACCATCCCCTCGCGGTCCTTCATCCGGGCATGGTTCGACGAGGCCGAGGCCGGGCTGCGGCGTGACTTCACCACGCTCATGCGCAGCGTGGCCGAGGGCAAGCGCACGCGCGCGCAAGTGCTCGAGCTCATGGGCCAGCGCATGGTGGGCCAAGTGCAAGCGCGCATCAGCGCCGGCATTGACCCGCCCAATGAGCCGGCCACCGTGGCCGCCAAGGGCTCAAGCACGCCACTCATCGACACCGGGGTACTCAGGGCGGCAATCACCTACCGCGTAGGGGGCGAGTAATGGCGGGTACGCCTGGGCCGGCAGTGGCGCGAGGTGCCACGGGCGAGCAGCTGGCCATTGGCCCTCAGGGGCCCATTGGGCCGCAGGGCGTATCTGGCCCGGCGGGCGCTGCAGGCCCCGCGGGGCCGCCTGGTACCGGCGTGGCCGGGCAGGTCACCAACACCCTGGTAAACGGCACCAATTCGAACATCGCTACCCAGGGGCTGGCCACGCTGCGGCTCGGTGGGCCCACTGGGGCCTTCTCGGTAGGTGGCTTTACATGGCCCATGGCGGGCGTCGTCCCCGCCGGCTTCTTGCTCGTGGTGGCCAACACCACCACGCAGCCCATGAGCATCCTGCACGAGGACATGGGCAGCACCGCGGGCTACCGCATCGACACCCAGAGCAACGGTGCGCCGGTGGTGTTGCAGCCGGGCAAGCTCGGCACCGCAACGTTCATGTACGACGGCACCGCGCTGCGGTGGCGACTGCACTCCATCGGCGCCACTCGGCCCATCGTACTCGACGGGCGCGACTACAACATGGGACCGTCTGTCGCCGACAATACGACGACGTTTGCGGACCTGTTCACGGCGGCGATTCAAGCGAGCCAGGGTGTCGTCCTGCCGCCGCAGACGGTGCCCGTGGGCACGTCCACGGACTTCCCAAGCGTGCGCGTCTTCGGAACTCCCGGGACCATACTCAACAGCAGCATCGGTGCCGGATTCACCGACTTCGGGGTGCTTGAGCACCTGCCCGACACCATATTCACGGGCGCGCTCGCGGCCGACGTGACCGTCGGCGTCAACCCGACGTTGAGCGGTGTCACGCAATCGGGATCGGGACCTGCCGTGACGCTTACGGGAGTCCCAGACGTTCCCGCGTCGTGGGTCGTCAAGATCACGACGGGAGGCGCACTCGCGACGTCGTTCTTTGCGCTGTCTTCCGACGGCGGCACGACCTACGGGACGCCCGTCGCGACGCCGAGCTCCGGCCGGTACCTCATCCCCGGCACCAGCATCGAGATCCTGTTTGCGTCGGGCACCTACGTCCTAAACACCACGTATTCGTGGACAGCCACGACGCAGACCGTCCTGCTGAACTGGGAGCCAACCGTTGGCAATACGCTCGGAATCACGCGAGCCGACACGAATCAGTTTTACATCGTCAAGTCGGTCGTTTCCGCGGGCGGTGGCAATTACACCGTCGCGGTCGATAGGCCGTTTTTCATCAAATGGCAAAACGGCGATTCAGCGACGGAGATGGTGCCTTCGGAGGCTCCCGTCTTCAACGGACTCGACGGCAGCGGCATGAAGATCACCGGCACGGGCAGCCACGCGCTGCTCATGTCGGGGGTCTGGAACGCGACGTTTCGCGATATTCATGTCGTTACCACCAATGGGATATTCTCGGTCGCCGGCATCGGCTTCGACGGATGCATGGGCATCTCGCTCGAGCGCTGCACGACCGACATGAACGGGTCAGGCAACGCGACCGGACAGTACCTCGAAGGATGTGAACGCAGCACCATCAGCGGCGGCATTGCCCGCGCTGGCTTCTATGGCTTCGAATGCTCGGACTCCTTCGAATCCGGCACCGAAAGCTGCACGGCCTACAACGGAGTCACGGGCTTCAACTTCATCACGCTGAACGCGGCCGGGGTCAATTACGGCGGAATCGATTGCCACTCGACCAACGATGCAGCCATCGGCAGCTCGCTCGGCATGCTCGTGCAGGGCCAGACAGGGCTAACGGTCACCGCCTTCAAGGCCAATTACTGCGATGCGCAAGGCATCCTCGTCCAGGCCGGACCTGGCGGAGTGCCCACCCTTCGAAACAAGTTCATTGGATGCGATACGACGTACTGCACACGCGGAGTGTGGATTCAGACGGGCTGCGTCGATACCAGCTTTACGCGGCTCGATGTCACCGGCTGCGGACCCGATGCGGGCGTCTGGGCGGACACGAGCTGCAGCATCAGCGGGCTCAACGCGGACACCATCACGGCGGGCTACTGCATCAACGCGACGGCTGGCAAGCACACGTACAACGATCTGCACATCGTCTACGGCGCGGCCACCAGCATCGTCGCTGTTGCGCTCGGCGGAACTCTACACCGCGTCAATCGCGCATACATCGATATCAGCGGCACCACGAGCAGCGTCGGCATTCTATGCGCGGGGGGTACGACCTACCTCGATGGCATTACGGTCACCGGCGGAGGCACGACGGGTGTCGGGCTTCAGATCCTCAGCGGGGCCACCGTCATCCTTGGTCCGAACTGCGATTTCAGCCAGTGCCAATACCCGATACAGCTGCTTTCGGGCGGCGTTCTCATCACGAACGGTTCTCAAGGCGGCCTGCTGCCGGTGTCATGCACCGGTGGAGGCAACATCCAGCTCACGATTCCTGATGCGTTTTACGGAATCATCGAGGCCACTGGGGTCCTGCCAAGCGATACCAACATCATCATCCCCATCATGACGAACGAGCCGCTGCCAGGGCTCGAGTACTCCATGGCCAACAAGACCAGCGGAGCGCACAATCTCACGTTCTCAGGCCAGGGAGCGTCAGGCTTCATCATCGCATCGGGCAAGAGGGCTCAAGGCTACATCGATGCCAGCGGCAATATGCAGCGTCTGTCGCCGGACACCTGAGGGGACATAAACATGCGGAAGCGAGGCTCCAGAGGCATCAGGCCGACGAATCAAGTCGCTCGCGCGGTCGACAACGGCCAGAGTCGCAAGCGCGATTGCGCACCTTGCCCGGTGTGCGGCACGAAGCTTTCCGAGCGATTCATGGGCAGCGCGGGCTGGATTGCGCAAGAGTCCGATACGGGACTCGTGCACGCCAAAACGCAATGCAGTTCGAAGAGGCGCCAATGAAGAGACTCGCATGGATGCTGCTCGCGACCAGCCTTGCGGTGCTGGCTCATGACCATCGCAGCTCGGCCGACACTGGCTTCACCCCCACCCTCGGCGGCGCCTACGCCAGTCCCGCGCAGGCCGCCGGGCTCGCCCTTTGGCTGCGGGCTGACCAGGGCATCGCGTTTGGTGGGATGGCAGCCGTGGTGGCAGCGGGGAGCACGCCCCCGACGGTGACGCTGAGCGGCACGCCCAGCGCCAGCGTGCAGTCGTTCGACATGACGTGCACTACCATTGGCACGCTCACCAACTCGCACGTCAACATCAACATCAACGGCGCCAGCGTCTATGCGGGTGTGAGTGCTGCCAGCCTCGGGCCGTTCAGCGGCATCACGGTGGCCATTGCCGCCGGCACCATGGCGCTCAACAACGAGTGGACCTCGGTGCCCTCGGTGCTCAACTGGACTAGCATCGAGGGCAACAGTTACGTCTTCACCCAGGCCACGCAGGCTTACCAGCCGAGCTGGATTGCGGCGGGGCTCACGCTCAATGGCTGGGTGGCCGGGCCAGGCAGCCAGGCGAGCCTGCTGTTCAACGGCACCAACATGGTGCTCACGGACGCCACTCTCCCAGGTGTGGCGCAGCCGTACAGCATGGCGGTGGTCATGCAGATGCCGATAGCGGCCTCGGGGCCCACGTACTTCGTGGCAGACGGTAGCAACAACCTGCTGGCGTACGTCACGACATCGGGCGAGGTCATATGGTCCAGCGACACCACGGGCCATGTCGGTGGCAGCTACAGCGTTACCCAGACGCTGCCGATGCTCGCTTCATCGGTGGTCAACGGCACCTCGAGCCGCGTGCCAGCCAACGCCGCGCTCAAGATGAACCTTGGAGTAGCCGCCGAGGCCACGGGGCTCAACCTGGGCGGGGGCGCCGGCACTTTCACCAACTGCTACATCAGCGAGGTCGCCATGCACTCGGTGGCCCTCAGCAACACCGCGGCGGGCGGCCTCACCGGCTACTACAGCGCGCGGTACTCGCTCTAGGCCACCACCAAGGGACACCTGCCATGCTCAAGTACCTCACCGCTGCCTTGCTGCTTGCCATGGCCTGCGCCTCGTGCGACGCCATGCCACCCACCCCTGCCGCCATGGCGCTCGCGGGGGACGCTGGGCAGGTGGCAAGCCACCACCCACTGCTCGCTGCAGGCTTCACCGCGGGCACGGACGCCTTCTCGTATGCTGCTGGCACCGCCGGCACGTACACGGTACCGGCTGGCACATACGTTACGAGCCTCACGGCGCACGCCACGGGCAGCGGCGCCACGCTCACCATGACGCCCTCGGGGCCCAACGTTACGAGCCCCGTGGCAGGGCCGGCCATTGCCATCCCCGCCGGCGCCGCATACGCGCTCAACAGGCCGGTGCTTAGCGGCCAGGCCAACGAGCTCGGGGCCGGCACCACGCTGGTGTTTGCTGAGACGGACTCGTATGTGGTGACCCTGTACGCCGTGGGCGGCCCGTAGGGCAGCGGCAATGACGCAGCCAGCGCCGCCGCCCCCAAGCGCGGTGCAGCCCTCGCCGCGGCTGCCCATGGCGCAGCTGCTCACGCTATACAGCACGCTGAGCGGCGTGCAGTGCCGCGAGGACACTGGCGCGCGGCCGCTGCTCGGGCAGCGCCCAGGCACCGAGGCAGCATGGCTGCTGGTGCAGGTGCAAAGCATCATCGAGCTCGGCACCGACGAACTGCTGGTGCAGTACAACGCGGCCACCGGCAACAACGACGAGTACTTGGTGGGGCAGCGCACCTTCACGTGCGTGATGCAGGCCTTTTCGCTCGATGCCACGCTCAAGGCGTACGACCTGCTCGAGCGCGTGCGCTTCCGGCTGCGCACCGCCACCGCGCGCGCCCTCATGGTGCCCACCATCGGGCTGCGGGACTTCATGCCGGTGCAGGCGCTGCCGCCCATCGTGCCGGCCACGCCAGGGGGGCACATCGTGCTGCGCGCGAGCCTGGATGTACGGCTGAACTGCGTGCTTGGCGCGCCGCCCAATGACCCGGGCGGTGGCGACGTCATTGCGACTGCCGTGGTGCCGCCTCCCACCATTGGCGGTGGCCCGGGCAACCTCGAGCCGTGAGTGGCTACTCGGCCGGCGGCGCGCCCAGCTTGCCGTCGGGCCACTGCCATACCGTGATCTCGCCGCCAGGCGGCACGTGCACCACCTCGCTCTCGCCGTACCAGACCGCCATCGGCCGCTCGGTGGTGTTGTGCAGTACCTGCGGCCGGCCGTACCGGCGCACTAGCGCAGCTTTGCCGGCCTCAATGAGTGCCTCGGGCGAGCGCCGCAGCTGGCGTTGGAACTCGGGCCGCGCATAGCCCTCCCACCCCTGCCGTATGGCCTTGGCCTCGGTGCCGAGCTGCTGCCAGCTGGCGGCTAGCTTGAGGGCCTCGCGCCACCGGCCGGTGGCCATGTGCCCACGCAGCACGTCCAGCGGCTTGGGCGGCTCGCCAGGGGCCCGCTGCGCGCGCTTTGGTTCGGCATGCAGCGGTGGCGGGGTGGCGGTGCACTGGCCGTCGCACGCAGCGCAGGGGCCGCCGTCGTGCGCATCCCACGGGTGGCCGCAGGTGGGGCAGCCTGCGTGGCTTTTGGCCAGGGGGCTCACGGGTACCCCTGCGGCGTGGCCTCGGACGCCAGCGAGCTGCGGCGCAACATGGCACCAGAGTATGTACTCGCCCGGTACAATAGGCAAGTCCTCAGCAGTATCATTTTGCCTTGGGCTTGCCCCGGCAGCGCGCACACTTGGGCTGGTCGTAGATGTGCATGGCATTGTCCCCGGGGCCATACGTAGTGCGCAGTTCGAGTAACTGCTGGCCGCCGCACTCAGGGCACATGCGGCTATAGCCGGCAGCGATGGCCACGGTTACCTCGCGCACGCCGCCGCTCACCTCGCGCTGCAGTCGTACTTTCGAGGCTTTTGTATCGTGTGTAAAGAAGCTGTCATGGCTCATGTGGCGGCGCCTCCAAGCGCATGGCATGTTTTGGTGCTCACCAAGGCAGCGCGGCCTGCTCAGTGCAAACAGCCTCGGGCTCAAAGAGCCTGCGCGGGCGAGGCCCAAGGCGTACCTTCGGCTTCTGTATTGGCACCGCAGCGCGTAGCGCACCAGCAGGCGGTACCTTGCGGTCTCGCTCGTACCACTCAGCAAATACCGGGAATGTGAATACGGCACCAGTGCGGCCGCAGCGTATGCGGTGCACGAGCCAGCCACGCACCACTGCCGTGGGCAGCGCCTCAAACCCAAGTGGCAGCTGCCTGTCCGCCGCGCAGAAGCCACCAAGCGCCTCGCTCAGGTCCCACCCGCCACCACCGCGGCCGTATGAGGTACGCACAAGGTCGTTGAGGCGCGCATCCTCCGCAAGTGCCCAGGCCGCAGCGTCCCCAAGCCCACGCGGGTGGCCCGCGCCTACTAGTGCCACGGTGGCGAGCCACTCGCGCGCCGTCTGCTTGCGCGGCGTGCGTGGCCGCGTATGGCGCACATAGCCGGCCAGCCCAAGCACGGCCAGGGCTTTGGCGCGCTGGCTGAAAAACGCACATACCTCGTCCGTCGCCTGCACTATGTCAAACGCGCGGCGCCGCTGCAGGTGCTCGGGGCTTGCCACGCGGCCATGGCCTAGGTGTGCGAGCAGCGCAGCCTTTACCTCGCGCCCCTCACCAGGTAGCACGCCAATTGGCCAATACGGGCCCTTGCCGGTGGCGAGCTCAGCCCAGCGCTTGGGCACGCGCGCATCTCGCGTCGCGGCAATGTGGAAGGCGTACGTGAGCATTGACTGGCAAATGGTGACGGCCATGCCTAAGCGCCCCCAATGCAGGCTTGGGCGGCCCGCTTTGGGTCGCCCTTCACATAACAGAGTACGTTTTGGTGGCTCTTTCCGAGCTTCCTACCGGCGTCGAAGATCTTGCCCGAGCGTATGGGCAGGCTGCCCACGCTGGTGACGAGCACGGCCTCGTTGTACAGGCTGAGGCCGGCGCTCGCGAAGGCGCTGGTGGTGACGTTTGGGAAGCCGCGGTACAGGCCGCGCTCGTCGCGCACGTCCCCCACCACGAAGCATGCGAAGGCGTCCGGCTTGAGCAGCGCGCAGGCGGCCTCAATGATGCGGCGGTAGGCGCGGCAGAAGTCCGGCCACGCCATGGCGCTGAGGTCCGCCGGGTGCTCGCTGTACACCTCGAGGTCGTAGTAGGGCGGGCAGCTGAACATGAAGTCGTACCCGGCAGCGGGCCGCCCCCCGTGCTCGGGCAGCATGGTGGCGAGCGCCGGCAGCAGCTCGCAGCTGTCCCCCTTGTGCCACCAGATGCGCGCCTCGGGTGCAATGGCCTCGCGCTGCGCCTCGTTGGCCGCCACCTGCGCGCCACTGAGCTCGCAGCCGGTGTACGCGTAGCCCATGAGGCCGGCCACGATGCCGCGCACGCTGCCGCCCGCAAACGGGTCGAGTATGGCGCCCCCCTTGGGGCACCACCAGCGGTACGCGAGCTCGCAGAGCATGGGGTCGAAGATGCTGGTGCCGCTGCCGCCCCAGGCGTTCTCGCCCTTGCTCGTGTCGTAGTCGGCACCGTACCCCTTGCGCTCGGTGGCCTGGCTGAGCAGGCCTTTGGCAGGGCGCACCACACTGCCACCCGGGGCGGCTCGAGGTGCCAGCGCATCGCACATGCCCCCGCCGCCCGCGCCAATGGGCTGAGTGTGGGCCTGCGCCCCGCGGCCAAGCTCACTCTGGATGCCCAGCGCGAGCCACTGCCGCTTGCGCTCCTGCCACTCGCCCTGCCTGGCGTCGAGCACGCTAAAGGGGGGCACGCCGAAGCGCTCGGCGAGCGGCGGCTGCGGTGCCTGGCGTATGGGCTCGCCGAAGAGGTCTCGCCCGAGCAGTGCCTCATCCACACCAGGGTTATGGTACTGTTCGACCATCGCGCGGCGCCCTCCAAGCGCCCCGGTCAAGCCCCGGCCGTTCGCGCGGCGCGGGGCGCTTACTTCTCAGGTACCACCATAGCGCAGCAGTAACGTCACGCGCAAGGCCGCAGGGCGCCATACCGGGCCCACTACCTTCGCCCCCGTACACATGAGGGCGAGCGCATGAGCCTTTCGGACTTCGTCCAGGTATCCGTCAGTATCAGCGCGGCCAGCTCGCCCACGGTGCCGGCGCTCAATGTGGGGCTAATCGCCGCATTTCACTCTCATTACGCCGACCGAGTCCGCATCTACTCGAGCAGCGGCGGCCTGGCGCAGATGGTCACGGACGGCTTCTCGACCAGCGAGCCGGCCTACCTCGCGGCCGCAGCGTACCTCGCAGCCCCCAATGCCCCCGCGCAGTTCTGCATCGGCCGCAGGGCCAACCCACCGCTGCAGACTCTCAACCTGAGCTTCGCCGATGGCACTGTTGGCGACCAGTACAACCTCACGCTGACGGGCTCGGACGGCAAGGCGCACGCCCTCACGTACCTCAACGTTATCAACCCGGGCACCGCAGCCTCGGGCGGCACGGTGACTACCACGGGCGCGAGCTCGGGCATCACCTTCAGCGCCTCGCAGACGATGGCCAAAGGTGGCCTGCTCATCTTCTCGGGCACCGGTGGCCAGCCAGGCGTCTACTACGCGCTCAGCGGCGCGGTGAGCGGCACCGCGGGCACCCTCACGGGCCCCTACCAGGGGCTCGGCGGCAGCGGCGAGACCTTCACCTACTTGCCGCCGCTCGCCGGCACGGCGTCGCCCGTCAACGGCTCGCCCACGGTCCCCACGAGCACCACGCAGGTGGGCGTGGTGTACCCGGGCGACAGCGTGCAGTTCGTGCAGCAGCTCGGCACGTACTACACGGTGCTCACCGTCTCGGCCACGCAGCTGGTGCTTACGCAGGCGTACACGGGCACGACGCCGAGCGGCCCAGGCACCACGAACTTCTCGCTGGTATGCGCGAGCAGCACCGCGGCCACCGCCGTGGCGGCGCTCGCCAATGCGCTCACGCACGTGGGCACCGCCAGCGTCATCGCCACGCCGCAGATACTGGCCACCGGCCTGCCCGCCAACTACGGCGAGGCCAGCACGGTGCAGCTCTCGCGCACCGACGGCTCGCTCACCAACGTGAGCGGCTGGGTGGCCAACGGCTTCGGCAACATCCTGCTGCAGGACGTCACCGCCGACCCTGGCATCACGGCCGACCTGGTGGCCATCAACAAGGCCAACCCGGGCGCGTGGTACGCGCTCATCCTCGACAGCAACTCAGCGGCTGAGGTTGAGGCCGCGGCCATCTGGGCCGAGGCCACCGGCGTCGGCGGCAAGGTGTTCTTCTGGAACAACTCGGACTGGGGCAACACGCAGACGCTCGTCACCAACGACGTGTTCTCGGTGCTGCAGGCCGAGAGCTTCGTGCGCGACTTCGGGCAGCAGAACGACCAGTCGCTACTCTGCTACGCGGGGTCCGCCATCTGCGGCCAGGCCCTGGCCATGAACCCGGGCAGCTACACGCTGGCGTACAAGAGCCTGCCGGGCGTGCCGGCCGACTCGGACACCACGCTCACCGAAGCGCAGGCCATGGCGCTCAACTCGATGACGGCAGCGAGCCCCGGGCCAGGCGCCAAGAACGGCAACTACTACAAGACGGTGGCGGGGCAGAACTGGCTCTTCCCGGGCACCGCCCCGAGCGGCCGCTTTTTCGACCTCACCATCGGCATCGACTGGCTGCAGACGCGCATCCAGGCGGCCGTGGCGGCGGCCATCGCGGGGCTGCCCAAGCTGCCCTTCACCGACTTCGGCATCGGCGCCATCGGCGATGCCATCTACGGCGTGCTGCTGCTCGGCTCGACGCCCCAGTACGGGCTGATCCTGCCCAATGGCCAGGACGCGGCGCGGCCCATCAAGGTCACCGTGCCCACCGCCGCGAGCCTCACGAGCGCGCAGCGGGCCACGCGCAACGTCCCCGGCATCACCTTCAGCGCCGGCCTGCAAGGCGCCATCGAGACCACCACCGTCATCGGCACGCTGACCCCCTGAGGAGCCTGAGGCATGGGCGTTTTCAACTTGAGCGTACAGGATGCGGACCAGTACCGCATCATGCTGGCCAGCGCGCCCGTCTCCAATGGGGCAGGCGCGAGCGGCTACGCCGATGGCGAGTTCCTCAAGGTCACGTACGGCGACGACTTCTTCAAGCTGGTCATCGGCACCGACGGCGCTGCCGTGCGCAGCAAGACCAACAACCGATCCATCCAGGTCGAGCTCAGTTTGCTGCAGGGCAGCGCGACCAACGGCTTCCTGAGCGGCTTGGTCAACCTGGACCTGGCGCAGCCCAACGGCGCCGGCATCGGCAGCTTCGTGCTCGAGGACCTGCAGGGCATCACCAACATTGTGTGCAGCCGCATGTGGATCATGAAGCCTGCGGAGCCCACGCTGGACCGCACGGCCACGAAGCGCACCTGGACGCTGCAAGGCCTGTTCGACTTGCTCGTGATCGCATAGGGCCAGAACGCCCACCCAGCACCATGGCGAAGCCGGCCAGCGAACTGCTCGCGCACGTAGGTTACGAGGCCTACCGCGAGTCGTTTGCGCGCAACGAGTGGGCAGACACTGGCCAGTCGGCAATCGTAGGCAAGCCACCGCCGTACCCTGAGTGGGGCGCCATGCATGAGGCCGAGCGGCGGGGGTGGCTCGCGGCGGCCGAGGCCATTGCGCGCACGAGCTCGGCTCGCGAGCGTGAGGCGGCGAGCGCGCCCCATGGGCGGTGCCCCAAGTGCAAGCGGCCAGTGCAGGCCGCGGAGCCGCACTCATGCGAGGCGAGCGGTGGGTGAGCCAGCCGCGCGCCGCCGCTGCAGCACCTGCGGGCAGCTGGTAACGCCCGGCCGGTCGTACCGGCAGGAGGCTGCGAGCAGTGGCGCCTGCGCTGCGTGCGGCGCCGCCAAGGTGCGCGAGGCCCAGGCCGACAGCGCGCGCGACGACGAGGACAGCGGGGCCCACCCGGTGCCTGGCACGGCGGACAGCAGCGGCGGGCGGTACGGGTGAGCGAGGCTGTCGTTTGCTTCTGGTGTGAGCCAGCTGGCGATGCCGAGCCGTACAGGTACCGGCGCGTCGACACGGGAGAGACGTTCGCGCTCGGCCAGCGTGACGGGCCAGCGAGGCGGCTAACCCAGCCGCTACCTTCGCCCCTGCCATGCGCAAAACGGTTGAGAAGACCATCGACGGCTGCCGGTACCGCTGCACGCAGTTCGGCACGCTGACGGCTCAAGAGCTACTGCTGCGGGCCCTGCCAGCCATCTCGCTGGCCTTCAGCAAGACGCTCGACGTGGCCACCGTGCGCCAGCTGCTCACCATGGTGACCAAGGACGACCTCACGTGGGCCATTGCCCAGGCCACCGCGGCCACGCAGGTGCTCGTGGTGGACGAGGCGGGCGCGCCGGACCCCAAGACGGGCCGCAAGCGCGCCAACTGGTTCCCCCTCGAGGGCCAGTACGACGAGCAGTTCGCCGGCAAGATGCTCAGTGCGTGGCCCGAGTGGGTGGCGTGGGTGCTGGAGGTGAACTTCGGGGACCATTTTTTAGGAAAAAGCCCCCAAGCCGCGCCGGCGGGGGCGACGGCTTCGTACGAGTCGAGCTCCCCGCCGGGTGCGACTGGCGGCATTGGCGACTCCTCACCAGCCCCCGCCTGAAGGTGGGCTCACTCGCCGAGCTTGAGCGGGACTGGAGCTGCGACGACGTGGACATGGCGCACGATGTACTGGACGCCCTTGAGTGGGCCGAGGCGCAAGGGCTCAAGGCAGCGAGGCAGCGGCCATGAGCGCATTGCGGGAGCTGTTTGCCAAGTTCTTCGTGGAAGCCGACACGAAGGAACTCGAGCACGCTCACGAGAAGGTCG